ATGCTCACCGTTAAGCAGATAGAGGCCGCCAAGCCTAAAGACAAACCATACCGCATGCTCGACAGCAATGGCCTGTACCTGTACGTTCCGGTGTCTGGCAAAAAGGTGTGGCAGCTGCGCTACAAGCTCGACGGCAAAGAGAAGGTGCTGACTGTGGGCAAATACCCTCTCATGTCATTGCAGGAAGCCCGGGATAAAGCGTGGACCGCAAGGAAGGATGTTTCTGTCGGGGTCGATCCAGTTAAGGCCAAAAAGTTGTCTGTGAAGGACAATTCATTTTCAGCTATTTATCATGAATGGTACGACCATAAGCGGCAGGTTTGGTCGGAAGGATATGCGGATGAACTTTCTCGCATGTTCCGTGACGATATTCTGCCGATGATAGGATATCTGGAAATACAGGATATTGAGCCGATGCAGATACTGGAGGTGATCCGTAGGTTTGAAGAACGCGGGGCAATGGAGAGGGCAAATAAAGCCAGAAGAAGATGTGGCGAGGTATTCAGGTATGCGATTGTTACAGGCCGGGCCAAATATAATCCTGCGCCTGACCTCGCTGATGCCATGAAGGGATATAGAAAGAAAAACTACCCTTTCCTCCCTGCAGATCAGATACCGTCATTCAATAATGCGCTATCTGGTTTTTCCGGCAGCATTATTTCGAAAATTGCCACGCAGGTTTTGCAATATACAGCGCTGCGCACAAAAGAGCTCCGTTCTATGCAATGGGAAAACGTCGACTTTGAAAACAGGATGATAACCATCGACGAAGAGGTAATGAAAGGGCGCCGCGTTCATGTGGTTCCGATGTCAGATCAGGTAATAAATCTCCTGAATACTCTCAAACCGATCACAAGCCCCGTTTCCTCTTTTGTGTTCGCCGGGCGGAATGATAAGAAAAAGCCCATCAGCGAGAATGCCGTATTATTAGTTATCAGGCAGATTGGCTATGAGGGGCTGGCGAGCGGGCACGGATTCCGCCATCAGTTCAGCACAATAATGAATGAGCATGGCTGGCCAGCGGACGCGATTGAAAAACAACTCGCGCACACCGCCAGCGGGTCAATCCGTGGAATTTACAACCATGCTCAGTATCTGGATAAACGCAGGGAGATGATGCAGTGGTGGGCTGATTACATCGATGGTCGTGCAGTCCAGTAAGCCATTACGCGAACTCTTCCAGGGTCAGGTTTCATCTGCGCTATCTCCTTAGATGCCAAGATCTGCGAGCAGATATCCAGAAATGAACACTGGCCGTTTACTCAACCCGCAAGGTATCGCACCATAACTGCGGACATACTTGTTGTAGTTACGGTGCGCACCACTCTTTCATTGTTAAACCGCCAGGCTATCGCTTCGCACATCACAAATGATGTGCGTCACGACGCCTGCGACAGTGACATCATCCAAGGCCTCACCTTCAATTGCTTCGCCATCTTCGGTTATCAGCGACCGCCCTCTCAACGTGGCAAGTTCCGTCCCGCCGCCGTGCTGGATCAGAACCTGACTACCCTGCCTTGGTTTCAGGGAGATATCCAACACAACGTAACCGCCATACCGCTCGAAAACTAGCGTGTTTGGGCCTACATTGCAGATCGAGTTAACAGACAGACGCTGCTCAACGTAGTCAGACGCCGGAGACGGGAACCCCATCAGATGACCCTCCCCATGTTGGCCATCATCCACAGGCGGTTTTCACTATGCTCTGCCGTTTTATCGATGAAGTAAGACTGCTCGCGAACGATCCAGGCGTTAGCCTCCACCTCGGAAAAGTGGATGCCGCGCCGGCGCAGCGCGGTAACGAAGTCTCGGGTGTACAGGTACTGGTAGCCTTTGGCGTTGCGCAATACCGACTCGCGGAATGCCTGATTGATGTCTGACGCCCGATGCATGATCTGCCCCCTATTGAATACTGTTTTTATATACAGTAGTTTTTATTATCCAGCAGATCAAGAGGATTAAACCGAGATGCCCTTCCCTGAATAGTAGGACTTAAGGGAGGTATAAAGTGTGTCTATTTCTGAGTCACTTAGGGCGCGATTGAAGATCATGCCTGCATACAAGTTACCTGTTGACCCCTCTACGTTCGTATAGTGAGAACCGAGTAAAATGGTGCCAGCGACAGATAAAACCCCACCTGCTGGGATGGCATTTGAGGCTACTTTTGCATTGGTCAAATCCCTGATCCTGGATGTCATCCCTGACTGACTAAACACCGACGCAATGGCCCGTAATTTAACAGTATCAGCTCCAGACGACACGCCATATGTCAGAGTCTTCCTTGTGGCAAAGCTATCATCTGAATAACTTAGGCTGATCGATGGGTTCCCTGTGCTGACTGATGCTCGTGCAAAATCAGTGGAAGTAAGGCCTGACCCGCCATTTGTTATAGCTGAGCCATAGTTGGACCAGTGAACAAAGTTGCCACTGGCCGCAGTTGGCTTACCAATGGTTATGATCGTCATTTCCTGCCCCTGAGCAACATTGGTATTAATATAGTTTCCCAGGTTTGTTACTGTGATGTTTTCGGTGTTCACTGCAGGCGAACCAACTACCGTTGCAGCAGGTTTTCCTGAGGCAAAGTTTCTACCAAGTTGGCTGCCATCATTGAATAAGTTGAAATATTGAAGACCATCTGAAACTGGAAGGATTACGCCAGTCGCGATATTAGTCAGGCTAATGTTCTGGTTAAGCAGCATTCCCATATATTTGACACCTTAAACTGAAAAAGTTTTAGAAAACGGAATACACCAATTTTCCATAGGATAGGGTTTATTGAGTAGTTCTGTAATATTTTCCTCAGGCCATTGCGTAAACTGAGGGTCATATTCGTAAATTTCGTCAGGAACGTATGGGTCGCTATCCGTTAACATTCCTTGTCCAGAGTTTTGATATGTACCATATACAACACGAACCGTACCTGATGGGGCTGACGAGCAGGTTAGCCGTACAATAGTATCTGAGACTATATCAATAGCAGACAATGTAAGTTCAGTGCCAATTCCTGCTGGATCAGCCTGGACATTACTGAAAACCCTGAATCCTTTATTGCCTATAACAGTCCGTGTTCCGACACGAAACGGAGCTTGCCATTGTAATGGCGGTTGAGGAACATAGAAATTACAATATATCTGATTTCCAATTAGTTCAAAGCTTATTGGTTGCACCGGTTTAAATGGCTTCCTTTGGTTAAGAACTTTATCCATGGCTTTAGCATAATAACATCCCATCCAGCGATAACCGTTAGGCATCAGATGTCCGCCTTTGCTGGGTAACGGATAGTCAGCGCCGACGATAAAGCAATTTTCGTTCTCCTCACAGAACTCTTGCTGGGCCATTGCCACCCACAATTCAACAGCATTAAGCGGTTGAGTGGCAGGGTTTGGGGTATAGGAATACCCAGGCACCGAAATAAACCATGCTGGCATGTCAGACTGACCAGTAATACTGGTGACAGTGGCGTTAATTTTACTTCTCAGTTGAACCATCTGAGATTTATAAACGCTTTTACTTGTCCCAGCGTTATAGTCAAACTGGCCCTGGTTAAAGATAATAGCCGTAACGGAGTATGTTTTGCCTGCAGCATCAGCTACGGCCTTTGCCTTGGTTATACAATCAACAACCCTGTTATAATACTTAGTATCATCAATAAGGTTGGCTAATATCTGACCTGAAACTCCTACAGCAGAAGATAAAAACAAGCGGGAGGAATCACTACTCAGGCAGTGAGCGTCAAGAAATGACTTTCTGAATCCGTTCACCGCGCCAACTAATGGCGATTCGCCCTCATTTTTATCGTTACGACCTAAAGCCTGTATCTCTGCATCCGAGAGAATTGTCGAGCCATCTAGTGATTGCGTTACTGCGATCATGGGTTTGAATTCAGAGCCGCCTAGCGGGTTGAATGCATTCTCTCCTGCCCCTGCAGGCCTAACAGAGTTACCAAGCATCAAGTTTCCATATTTTGCCGTTCTGGAAACCTGCGCCCACCCTTCATCCCCCTGCATTAATGACTGTCCTTCACCAAGAAAATGGTTATAGGCGTCAGAAGGGAATTTCAGCTTTGTAAGCGTTATCCTTGAATCTGCATCAACAAGCGATTTATTTTGAGGGTCCTGAGCGTTTATATAAATTTGCTCAGCAGTTTGTCCATCGCCACCGGCGTTGCTCCATGCTGGAACACCATTTTTATCAATGATGTCGTAAAACAGCCCCTTTGGATCGACGATTCTCAAAACTGCATCATTCGTCGCCTGAATCGATGTGCCATTGGGAAGATTGTAGGCATTAAAGTGTGACCATCCATCTTTAGTTACCATATCCCAAAATAAACCGTTAGGATCTGTTAAGCGAATTAAAGCATCATTGGTTTTTGATATTTGCAATTCACTTATTTTTAACTTGTCCGGTGAGATATACGCTGTCCCGCTTCCAAATCCCCCATTTTTGTCAATTTGCCAGCCGATGAATCCTATCATATCAACGATAGCTGCCACCAAATCACCAATATCATCGAATTTAATCGTCCCTTTCATAGGGGCAAGATCATCTGCGACCTGCTGGGTCTGTTCTGCAACATCGTCAACAGCCTGCTGAGAAGGCATTTTCCGGCCAGTTGGCTCCAACGTGCCGGAATTATTTATTACCTCAATGGCCAGGGCGCTATCGTCAGGACTACGGTAATACGCGGTTGATCCTACCGGTATGTTGCCAGCATCTGCGTCTGCCTGCGCTGCAGCCAGCGTCGGAAACTCGCGGATTGTCCCTGTTATGGCCGCTGTACCCGGCTGCTTCGCCTGCAATACGGCCACGCCTGCTTTGTTTTGATATTGCCATGCAGCGGAAAGCGCATCTGGGCCCTGGGCTACCCAGAACGACTGGCCATCAGTAGTTGCTGCCAGCCCTGCAATGGTGCCATCAGGATCGCTGGCAGTCTTATAGAATGTGAACTTGTTCAGTGCATATTCAGAGGCATTAGATGCTGCTGTTACAGCCTCATCTCTTGCAACTCCCGCCTCTGTTGCATATTGCAGTGAATTTTCTTCTGATGTAGCCGCGCTCTGCTTGGATAAAAGAGCTGATCCAGCTGCATCCTGGGCTTGCTGGGCGGCAGCACTAGTATCCTGATATCCTTGCTCAGCCTCCAGCATGTATTGTTTGGCTTCTGCGGCACTAACGGCGGCATCTGCTGCTAATTGAGCAGTTTTTTGCGTTTCGGTGATTGTCATTTTTTATTCTCATGAATATTCATAAATTATCACGATGCCTTCTTTCCCCCGGGCGCCATTCACTGCCGGAGAGGATGGTCCTTGTGAAGAACCAGATGCGCCTGAACCATATGCCTGTCCATCAATAGCCGGATCTCCAAATGATGGCACCCATCCCCCGCCTCCAAAAACGCTACTTGCCCCAGGTGATCCGAGGAATGACTGGGTTGCGTTAGCGTATGCAGGTGTAGATGGGGATCCTGGAGAGCCTATGATATTGGCACCGGAAGGAGCGCTTGATGCGACATTACCCTGAGGTAGAAAAGGTGGATTTGCTGGTCCGGCAGACGGCCCTCTTGTTCCGCCAGGCGCAACCATTAGCGATCCAAATGAGCTTGAACCACCAACAGAGCCAACCGGAGATGCTGCGGTGCCTCCCTGCCCGCCAGCGCCAACAACGATGCTAATGCTGGTGAAATTTATTGAAAATCTACCCTTAGCATATGAACCGGCCCCACCACCTGAAACTATTGACACCTGCCCCGCTCCAGTGGCTGGGGCGGCGTCAGTCCCACCACCACCGCCAACCATTTCAACAACAACCGACTTAGCACCAGGGGTTGGCGTATAAGTGCCGGATGATAAAAATGTCTGCACGTTCAGGAGTCGTCCTGATGAATAATTAATCCATCCAATACCGCCAGCATCAGGATTTGTCGTGTTATTTTCGATAGTGCTTTGCCAGAATCCATCCCTGGCTGAATTGATAAGAATCGCGCCTTTTGGGTATCCACCGATAGCTGCCGAAAATGCAGAGTCGAATGTATAGAAACCTCCGGCTTGCTCCCATTGAAGTCGAGTATAGGCATCATTAAAAATCCCATTAAAATCCTGCCCCTTTGGCGGCTTACCGCCAGCAGATAGAGCGATGCGGGTAAGTGGAGGGAATCCTGAGTCCATCGCGGCAAGGCCATCAGCCAACGTTTCAGGGGTGGAATTTACCGGGATCGTGTTTTTGTCACCACTCGCAGAAAAAACAACCGTCAGACGTGACGGCATGGCTGAATTGTTCAATTCAGACCTCCTGAACGATGTTTACTTTTACCCCAGGCGGGGAAGGAAGTGCTCCGGAGCTTTGCACTATGGCCAGCTCAGAATCGGAAAGCTGGAATTCGAATACGTAGCTCATGACATGGTTGCCATCGTCACGCACGTAAGCTCGCCCGCTGGCGCCGAACATGTACATCAGCATGCGATTCATGACCGGCACGGTGCAGTCGCTGATGTTCGCCATCGCTTTGCACATGATCAGCTTGCGGTATGCCTCATTGGTCAGGACGACAGTGTTCGTGTCCTGCACGCCGGTATAGAAAGGAGCCTGGTTAAAGGGTTGCGGGTCGGTGAGTTCTGCTGGGGTGCTTGTCGCTTCGCCAAACCCCAGAAACTGCTGGGATGGCGTCACAGTCAGCAAACGCTCTACATCAACGATTTTACCCCAGCACATCAGCCCGTAATCGCCGCAGGTCTCGATGTTGAATACGAGGTCATAGAACGTGTCTATCCAGTCCTCTGGCGCTACAGAAGCGTTAAAGGTGTCAATCAGTGACCGCAGGCTGGTTGAGTTCACGTACTGCGCGTAGATCGTCCAGTCGACATTATTCACTTACCGCCTCCGTTATGATGTTTGTCGTATCGAGGGTCGGTTCCTGATCAATCCCCATGGTCAGCGCACTAGACCAGGTGGTTCCGTCCAGAGAGATCTGGACCGAAAGCACGTTCATGTTCTGTGCATCAAGCGCCTGAATGGGTCCGATATAGCGGCTGCCATAAATTCGCGCGCCGGCACGCGCCCGGGTACCGCCATCTGCGCCGGTAAAGGCATTCAGGACGACCGTTCTGATCTGCGCGTTGATATCTGACGGAAGCCCATCATTCGCTTCGTATTCCACTTTGATATGAACGCTCACCGCATCCAGCGTTTTCCACCTGTAGGTGTACTCCGGATAAGGGGCGTCATAATTTTCGGTATCCTGCACGGTCCCGGTGGTGTCACCGTTCATAACGGTGCCCGGGGGAAGTTTTTTATTGATGGCCGCTGCAATGTCTGCCACTGCCCCGCCATAAACCCCGATATAAATCGAGCTGGCCAGCAGCGTGTAATTCGTGGAACCTTTGTCGACGGAAGTGGGCTCTTTGTTGTCGATCACATAAACATCAAGCACCCCGTCGACTTCCAGGACAGCAGCCCGCACAGCCGCTGCTGTGTTAAAGGCGTTACGTGCCACTGACTGGCGACGGCGATACTCAAATGCAGATCGCCCTTCAACATTCGAGCCCGGTACACCCGCGGTCTCGTTGGTGATACTCGACCAGCCACTTACCGCGACATAGATGTTTGTCAGGGTACCGATGGGACAAGCTATCGGCCCGGTAGTCAGGTTCTGGAACTCGATCTTTACCGTCCCGTCGGCGCCTATCGTTCCTGCTGCCAGTGACACGTACATATAACCGTTATCGTCGGTTGCATAGGACTGTGCCGGGATCACCGTCCCCGGTACGCCGGAGCATGTGGCCGTTACAACCGTACCCGCAGCAGCAATGCGATCGAGGAAGTAAATCCTGCCGATGCCATCCTGAAATCTGCCGGAGGAAAAGTCCGGGTTCATGTTGTTGACGATAGCCAGAAGCTGATCGTTCTTGTCTGCGATGATTGCAGTATCAGTGACAGCCAGTTGCCCCTGCGGCGTCTTGAGGTTCGTGCTCATCGCCGTCCCGAATGCAGAACCAATATCTGCTATACGCCCGGCAAGAATGTCTCCCTCATCTGGAACATCAAGGCCAGTGGTGGAAAATGTCACGGCCGGTACCGCCGTAGAGATTGTCGTCATTTTTTCCTCACAGGGTGACGCTGGAATCCAGGCCGTTTGTATCCACGATCGCAATAACGCCGGTAGTGCGGCGCGTATCACGGTTGTTAATCAGCGTCGGCTCAGCGCGCGCGATATAGCTCATCCGCAACGCTTCAACCTGAAGCGCGGACGCCATGGCGCCGGTGCTGGCCTTAACGTTCAGAAGCTCTTTGTAATTAACGCCGGTGTCTTTTTCGTAAATACACTCGCCGCGTATAGCCAGGCATGCCGTCGCTACGTCCTGAGCGCAGGCGTAGGGGTTTTCAACCGTGGCGATATTACCCAGCTCATCAAGGACAAGATCCCAGGTGTCGGGATCGAGTTTGAGAGAGATTGTTTTCATGGATTTCGCCCATAAAAAAACCCCGCCGAAGCGAGGTTGGTGATTACCAGAATGCAAAATTACATTCTGATTTCATTTCAATGAGTTATGCCACATCAGCACCGTGAATCAGGTGGCGAAGCGCCTGAACCCCTTCGGCGTTGTAACGGAACGCCTCAACTTGCTTGTCTGAGTGTTTCGACTTATCCAGAAAGAACTTGCCGTACTGCTCAGTTTTCAGGTTGTGTTTGTTTGCCACGCGGCCAACCTTGTTTGCAGTGCAACCGATCTGCGCCGCCACCTCTCCGGCCGTTGCGTAATGCTCTTCAATCACCGGCAGCGGTACAACTTCGTGTCCGAGTAGCGGGTTAACAAGCGTGGCAACGATCACCTGGTTAGCTGATTCGCCAAGGCGCGGGAACATTGACATCAACTCGCGGGCCGATGCGATGTTTTTCTCCAACGCCTGAGCCTTCAATTGCTCCGCTTTGGCAAGCCGGTACTCAGGAAGACCAGAATTGCTTGTGGTTGGGTTCTGGATAACCTGCATGTCTTCCAGCTTATCAACCAGCGAGCGGCGAACGGCTTTTGACTCGCGCGCGGCCACGCGAAGAGCTTGCTTGATACTCATCTCTGCCACCTCTACCGGGCGACCTCCGATACCGCCAGAGGGTTTTACAAAAATCTTGTAAAACTCCCCCTCAAGCTCGTCTTTAATGCGATCCATGAAGACATTGTTACGAACCTCTTTTTCACCGCATTGCTTACGCGCCTGATTTACCATTTCAAGCAGTGACTGGCTGTCAATGGTTTTATCAGTGACAATTGAACCTACATTTGCTACATTTTTAGAAGTCATTCGACATTCCTTATGTGGTAGTAAGGGTGTGACATAAGCCGCCAGCTGTAACTGGCGGTTTTTCTTTTTGCATCATTGCAACATTTCCCGACGCAGGTGAGGCAATACCCTGCTCCAGTTATCATCCTTCCATGGGTGAAATTCGATATGCGCTGTCTCACGCTTAATGATCTCTCTGGCCTTGTTGATTGTCCGTGGCAACTCCTGTCCGATAGTGTGAAAGTGCCCGGCCTGTCGATGCTCGGCTACCTTCAGTAATGGAGTAACGCTCTCACAGGCTGTCAGCATGATGTCACTCGCTCGCCATAACCATGCCAGAGAGCAAAGCTCATCATCACTGAACTGCTTCGCAATCGGCGAATGTTCCACTTCCCGATCCAGAATATCCAACACCCAGCGGCGGAACTCTTTGGCTTTGTCTGTAGTGGCAAACATCGCGATCAGGTGGCAACCACGAAGAGAGAACACACGGACCGACTTTTCACGTAAGTTATTGTTTATTCCGTTGGTCATCATTTTGATGACCATTGACATGCTGCTCGTGAACTCGTCGGAATTACGTGAGTAAATGGTCGAAACGCTTTTGCTTGAAGCATATCCCAGTGCCTTAGCGACATCTGCAGATGTCAGCCAAATACCATCCGCAACAGGCGCTGGTACCAATGTGACATTGTGGAAACTTAGCTCTTTGTTCTGTACACTGCTCATGTCGATATTTCCTTCGCGGTTATTTTCGATAGAAGCCCCAAAGGTTGCCGCCAATGGGGCTTCGCTGTTTTTACTGACCATTCATGCGCTCCTCACGCAGGCTTTTTGCCAAACGCTGCACAATTGCAGAGTTAATCGAAATCCCATCCATTTCAGCTAAGCGCCGGATATCCTCCTTCATTCGCTCTGGCAGGCGAAGCTGGAAACTGTCGTTCTTGCGGCCGGTATAGAGTACGTCTTGCATCTACTATCTCCTTCTGTGGTGTCAACTTGGTTCTAAAACCAATTTAGCACCATTTAAAACAATGTCAAGTTGGTGCTATTGTTTGTCGTCGAAATTGAAACTTTGAGGACTTATGAGCAAATTCCCTAGCCAAGAAATGGACAGGTTTAATGTAAGGTTGCCTGTTGGCATGCGCGATGCCATAGCCGATCGCGCTAAGCGGAACGGCAGGTCTATGAACTCTGAGATTGTCCAGATCCTTCAGGATGCGCTGGAGACAGAAAAGCTGATAGCTGAAACCGACATTGTCGATTTTGACTCAACCCAGGCGGCTCTGGATTCAAAATCCACGCCAGAGGAAAAAGCTGCGTTTCTCTCTGAGCTTGAGAAAAGAGATCCCTTTACCGCTGCAATTCTTCGCGAGGGAGAGGAACATAACAGAAGGCTTGCTGCAATCCTTGGGAAGCGCATGGGTTATCTTGACAACGATAAATAGCAAAACCTCTGGAGAACATGATGGAATGGATTATTGGCGTAATCGTAATAGTGTTTCTCGTTAACCTTTTCAAACCAAGGCGTTGCGATGTATGCGGCACAGGTTTTAAACGGAACTACTACACCTGGAAGATCGACGGCAAAAATCAACACCTTTGTCCGAACTGCAATAGCAAAATGAAAAAAAGAAAAAGTGACATCAGCTTTAAAGACAGATTCGGCTAAGGAGGTGCCCACACACGTGGGCATCATCAATCGTGCATAGCTCCGAAAAGCAAAGCAACAGCCACAATACCTCCTATGAGAATCAGCACCCGATCCCAAGCAATTTGAGTGCCGTTGTATTTTGGCTCTGGTAATGCCATCGGGGTAATCTCACTCCCGCAATGCTTGCACTTCGTAGCCTGATACTTCACTGGCTCTGCACAGTAGGGGCAGTCCCTCACTGGGCCCTGAGAATCAGCCACGGCAGCGCCAGAAGAATTAAGCGAGGGGACGAAAAGAACGTGAATAATTGCGACGATGAAAAGCAAGAATCCATAGAGCCACCAACCGCCGAAAGATCGCCCCTTACTTTGCGCAATGAACGCAGGTATTAATCCCAACAATGCTGCAATAACTAAAAACGACATTTTTATTCCCTCTATGCCGCCCCCAGAGGATCGGTTCGGCTTCCCCCTGATATTACCCCGCCATGGTCATGTCCATCAACGATAGAGCCATCGACAAGCTCAAGTTTCCCGTCTGGGTGTACTTTCAGGCCGTTGATGTTAACTACGCCAGGGCTCTTGATGTTTATGCCGCTACCGGTGAACTCTGCAAGCTCCGTCGGCTCATCATTCAGGCTAGCGATCGCCGTGATGTAAACAGCATCCGAGTATGAGTGGCGCCGCTGAGTTGGTGGAGGGCCTCCACCTTTAGTTTTTTTCACATTTGTGATGTCTTTATCACAGGCAATCACCAAGCCAATATCACCTACTCTGGGCGTCATTTTTACCGAACTATTTCCAGCCTGGTACTGAATGAATGGAACATTGTAAACATCCTGGTTTTCAATTGATCCGCCAGAAGCGTTTGTTCCAGTAACCAGAGGAAAAACGGTAAGGGTCTTCCCATTCACTTTTTTGACTAAAACGATATCGGCAAATACGCAGCCCTTTATGGCTCCGGCTATAAGCGAAAGAACAGCGTTCCCCTGGCACGACATGTCACTAGGCTTTTGCTTGGTAAGCATTTCATACTCCAAATACAAATCCCGGATAAGCTACAACGAACGTTTCCCACAGACCACCGGGGACCCTGCATGACAAGTAATGAGTGGTTCCATACTGGACTATCCAATCCCCGCTTGCATGAGGGAGAGAGGTTTCCAGTTTTATTTTTCGAGCCAGCTTTATTGATGGTGAATAAATGCAGCGAAAATTTATACCAATATCATAAAAAATAGGGTAGCCAATTAATCCATTCTCTGGAGATATAAATGGAACTACAGAGTCAATAGGGCTTTTCCCTGTGTAGATTGTAACCGTCCCAAAGTCTATATCTGCGATGATATTATGGTCGGCCGCAATTTTCTGAATTTGCTCAATAGCATTTCCCTCATAATAGGGGTTGCTATGCACCGATTTAACATCAACGTTTACGAACTTCAAATCCACCTTAGAGGCCAGTGCTTTTATCATATCGGCGACAGACGCCTCACCTTCAATTGAAGTTGGCTCGCATACGACAAGCTTTTCCTTTCCAATAGCTGAGGCCGTTATTTCAATCGGAGCATCAGGCATCTGATTAAGATTTACCCTGGCAGATATTATCGTGCCCATAAACACGCAAACATCTCCAGTAAAAACCCGTATGGCGTTTTGCTGCTCACCGAAGAATTTTTCGGAGTTGGTGGTCAATTTAGCCATGTTATCAAGGGATAAGCCCCACAGGCTAAGCTCCATCATCGTCCCGGTAGCTCCCCCATAAGCCGAAACAGAAAGCTCGCACTTGAACCCTTCGGCTATGAGCGTGTTACCTTTTTTACCATCAAAGGTGCCATTGGCCAGAGTAAACTCAACCGTTAACTCTCTTTCCTTGTAACTCATCGGCCCACCTCATCACTAGACGCATAATAAAGCTTAAAGCGCGTCCCTATTTCGTCATAAACAGGATCGGAATCCCCTTTTGTGTCTACAAAAATGAGATCACCATTAAATCCAAGATACTTATATCTGACAAGGTATATACAGTTAAGGCAGAGAACACCCTGCATAATTGCAGTGTCATCAACGTACAGGTCTATGTAGAATCCAGTTGAGCGCTGATGAAGCTTTATCGCGCAGTTCTGGCCGCCAAGCGTGACATAGACCTTTTGAGATAGTGACGGTGATAAGCTAATTTCCTGCATGTCACATCACCTTATTTTTAAGAAAATCAGCCACCGTGCTTTTGATCTGTTTTGCGACCGCTGTTGATGAGTTATCCCATACTTGAGATACCGATTTGGCCGCCGAATTGACACCTGAAACTATGGCACTCCCGGTAAGATCAAGGGCGCTTGATAGCGATGTATTCCCGCTTGTCCACGCGTTTTTTGCGTCAGTAAGCGTTACTTCTTTAGTTGAAGCAGTGATTACCTCTGTTTTTGCAGCGCCCTTATTGTTTGTTTTGTCGTTATCTGTCGGAACCTTACCGGAAACCCCGTTAGCGATAATTACTTCACCGCTATCCATTATCTCTTCGAAGGTGCAGTTCGCCATCAACAACGTCTGCCCGCGATACGAACCCACAAAGTAATCGAAGTGGGTAAGATCGTAGCTGTAATACACCGTGTCAGGCGTCTCGATGTTGTAGGTGCTGGCCGTGTTTTTCATCTCATCCAGCTTCTGAATGAAATTACTTCGGCTAAGAAGAGATAAGTTTGTCAGGTTTGGAAGCGCACCTGTATATGCAGTCCATCCCTCAAGTGCCAGGATCACCCTTAATTCCGATGGCTGCCGGACCTTGTTGTACGAAGTATACTGCCCATTTTCAACCGGCCCCTTCGTCACGTTAGCATCACCGTAGCGATCAACGCTAACCCAGCCGGAAGGAGCGAAAACCTCCTGCCCGGCTGCAGCCGTCAAAAGCGACTTGTCAACGGTGTTATAGGTGATCCGGTAGGTTGGCGACAGGGCGCTGTTAAGGACGGATAACAGGCTTCCTCCCTGAATGGCGGATAGCACTGTCGAGACATTCAGAGAAAACGACATGATTTATTGTCCTGAGTAGCCAGCCAAAAGCATGACACGGTTGTCGCCGTGCTTTTTGATGTCGCTGGTAAGCTGTTCCACGTTCTGGGCCTGAGTGGTGATTTTGGTGCCATAAAAGTTATAAACACCGCCAGCCTGACCCGGCATCGCGCGGTCTACGGCCATCCCGGCGCCGGGGCGCATTCCGGCCATGACTTTAGGGACGTAATTGCGAGTTTCCGACGGCAGGTTATCCATGCCTTTCTTCTGGACGTTTCCTAGCCCCCAGTTGTAGGAAGCAAGAGTTTTCTCCAGATCTCCGCCCGTAGCCTCCAGCAGATAGCGCAGGTATCTTGCAGCGGCATCAGCTGACTTGTGAGGGTCGAAAACATCACGACCTTTGAGCCCCATATCCTTTGCCGTGCCTGGCATGAACTGGAACAAGCCTTTGGCTCCAGCTTTCGACTCCGCAAACGGGTCACCACCTGATTCAGTAGCAGCTACCGAAGACAGCAGACCGGCAGGAAGGCCATATTTACCTTCCAGCGATCCGAACTCCCCAGCCATTGCCCGAAGAAATGCCTTTCCTTTAGCGCCAAGACGAGCGGCCTGAGCGTTAAGCGGGACGTTTGGCTGATACCCCCCGATACTTGGCTCTAAAGAGGAGGCGCCAGCAGGGGTGACAATGGCATCGGCTATTTTAGAAAGCAGAGTCTTTGTCGTATCCCAGTAAGACTTCTCATCTTGGTCCTTCTTTCTGTCCGAAGGTGTTCCCCCCAGCCACTCGGGTAGATACTTGTTCAGGAGGTCATTATATTTTTTATACGTGCTGTTTTCGTAAATGCTTTGGGAGTTACTTGTCACCCCGGGCAGCGCATCATTACCGGTAGGCTTTCCGTCTTCAGTGCCGTACCACGCCTTTTTAAACTCATCGGCAGCCTTGGAGAAGTTGCCGTTGTTGAGCTCGTTTAAAGCGTTACCCAAATGGTTGAGCACTTTTCCGAGCATGGAAAAGTTATCTTTGAGGTTGCGCAGATCGCTTGATAGCGTCCAGCCACCAAGGTCAATGCCTGTGATATCGTTAATGTCCCGCTTCAGCTCTTTAAAGAATGAAGAGGATTTAACATTCCCTGATGACCATTCTTTTAGCAAGCCATTTAGGTCTCGAATGGTTGGTATCAGACCTTCATAAATTTGGTTTTTTACCGTGTCGAGATTTTGCCCCAGCTCCGCCCATGCGGCTGTAAATTCCTTTGCGCCTTTGGTTGAGGCGTCAGTTATTCCAGAGCTTTTTGTTAAGCGGTCAACATCCGGAAGAAATCTACCCTCCTGGTTTCGCTGAATGGTCGCATCATCGAACCCACCCATAGCACCAATCTGGCGCCGAATGTTTGGGTCTTTGACTTTCCTGAGTGACTCCAGATAAGACCTTGCGAGTGACTTGGCATCCTTTGAATAGACGTCAAAAGTATCGCCAGTTAACGCCGTAAGCATTCGCATGCCGCTAAAGATCGGGCTGCTGGTATCCCCAAATAGAGAGCCTTGCTTTGCAGCCTGAAAACCCTGCAAGGCGGCCGTGATCCTCTCAAAAGAGCTTCCGGCTGATTCTGCAGCCTTTCCGAAACCATCTAGTTCCCTGGCTGTCATGCCAAGAGCCTTTGACTGAATGGAAAGGTCCATCAGGCTAGACGTGGTATTTTTAACAAGGCTCATCAGGCCGCCGGCAGTGACGGTAACGCCAGTCAGTGCCAGCAGCTCCGTCTTTATGCTGCCGAAGAATGCTGCTGCCTTTTTCCCCTGCTCCGCCATTTCCTTGGCGGTTTTTTTCGCATCCTCACGCTGCTTCTTGAGGTCGTCGCTAACGTCTTTCTGCCCCTTACGGAAGTCAGACGTATCAAGGCCCAGCGTAATCAGGAGGGCGTCAATTACCGTTGCTGCCATGATCGCTCTCCGCTATGGCTCTGTTGGTGTTATCCACGGTCATTATTTCAATCAGCCACCACATATCCTGGACGCTGTATAAGGTGTCCAGTTCGTGGAGTGTCGCCATTTTCCCGGAGATCACCGCGGCGATGGTGCGCGGTACATTCGCATACTGTATGAAGCCGCGATCTGAATCTTCAGGAACGGATAAGGGGATTTCTAACTTGCGGTGGCTGCTACAAAAGCGATATGGAGTTTGAAGGCTTCGATTTTCAGGCGCGACCAGGTGCTAATTTCTTCGATCTGCCCTTCGTCAACAAGCGCTGTCTCGATACCGTTACCCCCGAGGAATTTCACGCAGCCAAGCAACTCATCAAGCAGAGGCTTAGACTGTGCGAACGGAACTTTAGCCAGTGAAGTAATACCCCACTGAGCGAGACCTGCCATGCCGCTGGCCATCACGCTTTCATACAGCTCGCGAGCTTCTGCGTTATCCTCGGCTGGGGCCGGCGCCACCGCAGCACTGATGGCCATCATCATATTGTCGGGAACGGTAACGCCGGCGCCAATCACGGCGCACGCCAGGCGGATCGCCCACTCTTCGGCCTTTCTCGCCGGCATTTCGGTGATTTTGAACTGCTTACCCTTGTCACGGTTATCTGCTTCAACCGTGAATACGATGCTTTTACGAGCCATTTTTGTTTCCTGAATGAGTTATCTGGCAATAAAAAAGCCCACCGTAGTGGGCCATTCAAAAACCACGAATTTGTGGTTTTCATGATTCGGTAAGCGCACCAGGAAAACCGGGCAATGCCAACTGACCTTGCTTGTCCAGTTGCTCAATGCGTGAAAGTAGCTGTGGCTTCTTCTCTTTCCCCCACCGGCGTAACAGACGACCAGACATACTGGCGACATCCTTCTCTTTCAGGAACTCCAGCATGACGGCGTTACGCTCTTCTTCAAACTGGCGCCGCCCTACCTGAAGCATCGCGTACATCCAGTTGAAGGCGTTGATGTAGGCGATCTTAATACGCATCGCCTCTTTTTTGGTGTAGGACATAACCAGAAGCATCAATCCATCTTTGCGGAGTCGATAGAACTTCTGCGGCTTTCCGTTCTGCAACTCATTGTTTTTATAGCAAACCTCAAAATTGAGTTTTGTATCGAACTCTTCCGGGCATGCCTTAATAGTTTTTTCGATATCACGAATGACGTTGTCAGGACGTTTCCCAAATGCCTTCGCCACCATAAACGAGTCAGTTACCGGGTCGTTGTCAGCAACAAAAATGAGGTCACGGAAATCAAGTCCGTTAATAACTGTTGGGTATGACATTGCGGTATTTCCTTTAGAAAGATGAGCCTGTTCGCACAGAAATGCCGCCCCGAGAAGGTCCGCACCTATACGGCATTTCTCAGGCTCAGCTTTCTGAAAGACTCGGGAGTTAAATGCGCTGCGACGCGCAGGGGTTTATTTCTGGTATAAAAAAGCCCGGACTTGGCCGGGCTGATTGTTTACGCTGAGTAGTCTGCCGGGGTGACAGTTTCCCACTGGATGAGTCCAGTTACCGGCTGAAGCACACGGCCGGCAGACGGCATACGGCGCGCGCGCTGCAGGATACCGTTGGTCATAATGTACTTTTTACCCAGCGACGGCAGGATCACCGTACCATTGACACGCAGCACAGACCGCGTGGTCACCTGCGTGGTTTGCCAGTTGTCGATGTACTTAATCGACGGGGATGATGCCGCCAGATGGAAAGTCCACGGAAGATCACCATAAACAAAACCGCCCAGCAGTTTCCCGTCAGCAGTACGCTGGTACTCTGCCGTGTCAGTATCACCCATTTCGAAGATGTTCTGCGCTTCGAACTGCTCCAGGTTAAACCCTGACGGGTAGAGCTCAGCGATTACCAGCTCAATGATGGCGTCTGCCGACGTAATATTTTGACCGGCCATTACTGCACCTCCACGCTGTTAACGGTGATACCCTGGATGATCCCGCCGTCGGTGTACCAGAAGTAAACCGTTGGCTTGGTGCGCGCGGCGCGCATTGCCGCGGTGAACGGGCCGATGTAGACGTAATACCCTTCAGCCATAAGCGAATCCGTAACATCGACGCCAGCGATGGCGTTAATCTGGTCGATCTGCGACTGGTCAAGATCGGTGCCCGCCGTCATGCCACCCCACGCCCTGAATTGCTCAATGGTCGGCTTCATGCACGACTCAATGCGAGCTTTTCCGGCTGCTGCGTAGGGCAGATTGCTCGCCTGCTGGAACAGCGCAACGAGAGCCGCCTGCAACTGAGCATTTACCCATACCTGACCAGCCCATGCGTCAAGCCAGGCATAATCACCGGTAATAGAGCCGGGCGCCCACTGGTTGGTTTCGACGGCATTCGAGGCATAGTTGCCGTAGAAGTTATAACCGTTGGCCTTGGCCGCCTCGTAATCAGTATCGTTACTGATCATCGGCAGCAGGCCGGACACCTGACGACCATTCAGCGAACAGCGCCCATTGGCCTGCGTGAAGTTCAGCGCAGCCACAAACCCCATCGCGTTTGCTGCGTGGTTCGGGTAACCATACACCGGGCAGGTGTCGTTATAGGCGTAGGTGTTGATGATGTCGTACACCAGTGCATTCGAGCTGCCCGCCACGATTGCCGTTCCTGATGCGTCCCATGGGACATAGGCAAAGCGGTGGTTCTGGCTGTTTGTCCAGAGCGCAAACGCATTAGCCTGGTCTTTGGTGACAGCGAACGTCGTGGAGAATGTTACCCAGTCCTGCTCTTTGGCCAGAATGGCATTAAAGATATCGTCAACCACTGCCGGCGCCGCACCCTGAGAGATCACCGCGCCGGTCGCTTCGGTCAGTTTCAGACCCGTAGCAAGCGTACCTTCATCGGCAAAGGTAATGGTGCTATCCACGCCTGTGGTGGCAGAGGTGATGATGAATTTCTTCAGCACGCTATCCCAGGTCACTACAACCGAGGAGCCAATGCCTGTTTCAATCAGCTCTGCCGCGTTATCAAAACTGGTCGCGCCGCTGAGGTTGATAGCCGCAGAAGTCTCCTCCGTGCCGTCAACGGTCAGAGTCAGCGTACCCGAAAGCAACTTGAGCTGTGCCAGCGTGGTCGCGGCGTGCGATCCGGAACGAAGGAATGCCGCCACTGCTGCGGTATTGAATCGGCTAAAATACAGCTTGCCAGGCATCTGTGTTTTACCGGTGAATGCGGCGAAATACAGCACCGCGGCGGTGTACTCAATCGACGCGCTGCCGAAGTACGCCTTTACCTCATCCGCACTGGAAAATGAGGGTACTGCACCAACCGGCGCGTATGCGCTGTCGGTCAGGAACAGGCCATTGAGATCAATAGCTGTCCCTGTCGCCTTCAGTACGCCGGGAAGCATCTGGGCGATTTTTGATAGCGAAATTGCCATTTATTATTTCTCCGGAGGAAATCTCACGTCGACCGGCTGCGATATCACATCTGCGCCTGTCATAAACTGCTGAGGAACGCTGACGACAATCAGCGGGTTTGCGTGGAATTCAAGCGTCCAGCGGGATTCCCACTGTTTCTCGCCGTTGATCATCGAGGTTTGCCGCGGGGGGCCGGAATAAAGCGGTACCAGGACATTTGCGTTTTCCCTGAACCAGGTGCATGCGAATTCGGAGCGGGCAATGCGCGAAAAGATGGTGGCATTGTTTTGCGCCTGATCTCCGTAGAAATCGAGCTGACATTGCCATTCATCAACGCGGCAAAGTTCTGCCCGCCCGTAATCGCTAACGCCGTCATACTCGTAATTGACAGCACTGGTTGAGAGGTCCGTCAGAAAAAGCGGCGTCATAGTAATGAAACCGCCTTTCGGCATGGGGGTCTGATTTTGCTGAGTCTGCGTGATCTCTGAATCCGGGAAGAGGACAGAAAGGAAATCGCCAGTCGCCTTAAACAGATCGCTTTCAGTGACCTGCAGGCCTACGTCAATTGTTGACATGCGATAACCCTCGTCCAGTCCGGCCAGATTTCAGGCACATCCACGACCAGCCACGTTTCATTGCCGATAACGAACTTATCGCCGCCCTGCTGCCGATCCCTGTTAATCCCGCACCAGTTGCCATCCGTCCAGATACTGACCAGCACACCCTGGATATTCATGTTATCCATGTGCCTGATATCAGCCTGACTCAGCGCCTGCTTTTGCACCATCATCGTTACCGGCGGCGCGAAGCCAGGAGAAGTCGAGTAATCCGGGTTTTTGATTGGTCCGATCGAGCGGTAAATCTGCGCCTCGACGCGAGGATTAACCGCGCTAATGGCGCTTCGCACTATGGAATGAAGATTCACTCTTTCACCTCGTAGTCGACCGAGTTCAGCATGTGGGCCGAGTCGATTAACGGGTCATTAAACCCTTTTTTGTCGACCGTGCTTTTTGCGTTCGGCGGCTCAGAAAAAGCGATGATTGACGACTGAATCTGCCCCTTGATCCGCTCCCCCATCAGCGCCAGGCTTTTGCGGGCGTCAAAATCGTTTGCCTTCATGAGCTTCCCGAGCTCTACGCCCCACTCCGGACCATGTTCAGAAATGGTCTTCCTGAAGTACGGTCGGGATGGGATCGTAACGATATGCTCGGGTATCAGTACTGACTGCGCGAAATTGGCCTTTGATGGCTTAGCGAAGCGAGAAACGCCGTCACGGCGAACGTAAAAGTTCAAATCCCTGGTATGCGCCGGGATTTTTACAGTGCCGCCAAATTCGTTGGTGGCTGCCACAAGTGCTACCGGCGTCCCGTCGGGGTATTTGGACCCTTCAAGGAAACCAACCTTCAAATCATCGCCAGCGGACAGCCCCTTTGCGATCGACTGCAGGTGCTCCATCAGCTTATCTCCGCCTGACATTCCATCCATAGCTACCTCCGGATGAAAGAGCGGCGGTTATAATGGCCAGGGTACATCGAAGGAGAGGACCCAGGGACATATCGCACAGTGCGATAAGGGGCCGTAGCTTGCCAGTAAGCTGCACCGTATGGCGTCTGTAGATACCACCACGATGACGCGCTGGAAGGCCCCGCATCAGTCGAAACCGATACAGACCCCTCCGATGCGCTTGCCACCCGACCTACCAGACCAGAAGCCTTCTCGCCGTTTACGCCTGAATTCAAAGCCGCGATGTGAGCAACCAGCATATTCAAGAAGACGGCGCGGACAGCAACATCCGCAACCAGGCTGCGGTCCGTGTTATCAAGGTAAATCGTTGCCTCCGTGAAGTACGCATTAAGCAGCGTTTCACTTACGGCATCGAACTCCGGATAACGCTCACGAAATGCGGCAACATCAAAGACAACGATCGCCATTATTTTTTGTCCGCCTTCTCAATGCCCGGAGCCGGGTTGTTCTGATCCAGACCTTCCAGACCAGTTTTCTCCGAAGCGTTTTCATTCGCTTTCGCCTGGGCGCTGCTGGTTTTCGCCTGGGCAAACACCAGCTCTTTGCGAACGTAGGGCTGATCAGCATGTACTGCCAGCCACGCCTCAAAGGCTTCCTTGTCCACGTTTTCGGTCAGGCCGTAGCCGCCGACAACGAGAGAGGAGTTGGAGCCGTTAAGCTCCACTTTGTACGCGCCCTGCTCCAGGATCAGGCCGTTCGGCAGTTTGCATCCTACAGTTACTGTTTCGGCCATGTTACACCCCGATCATGCTGGCAATGCCCAGCGGTTGACGAATGATTGCACCCCAGGTGCCACCGGATTTTTTCTGCCGCCAGGAAGACTCTTCCACCACGACAGCGTGGGCGCGCATCTTCTCGGTGAACGCTGCGTAAGCGGTGTCCTGCTCACCCAGACGCTCAACAATCAGCTGCACAAGCTCGCCTGCGTCGGTGCTGTATTCAACAGCGGTTTCGATACGCATGTTCGGGAAGTTTTTCTTCAGCTGATCGGTGACGTTCACGTTGTACTGGTTCGTCTTGGTCAGGTTGACTTCCATTTCCGGAGACATACCGAGCACCATGCGATCGGTACGCTCTACAAGGCCTTTGGTCTGAGAGACCAGCTGCTTATAGAGACGACCGGAAATGTCGTCATATACGGCTTGCCCGTCTTTCGTTGCCCAGGTAACGCCACCGCCGGAACCAGTCGCCGCCGGCGTCACCGGAGCGCTCAAAGACGGATCGTTGAGCAGGCCGTAGTTTTCCAGCCCGGCGATGCCGTAGAAGTAGGACTTGTTCTGGAATTTGTTCAGCACAAGCGCAGAGGCCACGTTAAGCTCGGCGGCATAGCCGATACGCCCGGCGCCGTACATGTCCAGCTCGCGCTCACCCCAGCGGGTGTGAGTCTGATAATGGAACGACTGGCGCGGTACCCAGTTGACGTTGGCGGACGTCATGCCGTTGTTGTTGAAGTCGCCGTAAGCGCTGGTTTCACCAGTCGACTCGACGATCGGGAACTGCGAGGTCAGCGTCGTCCAGTCGCCTTTTTTCACTTCACCGATAATCTCTGCAGCCTTCATCGGCGTTACGAGAACGCGGATAAGTTCCGGATCGACGTAGTTAGTGAAGTAGGCCGGGATACCGGCGTTATTCGCAGTGACCATTTGCGGCTGGGCATCCATCGCCAGCGCGAAATTCTCCGCAAACTCCGGCTTCAGGTAGTCCTTCGCGCCGGGCAGCACAATGCCATATTTCCCGCTGGCTGCGGCGTAGTGTCGCTGAAATTCGTTCATTACTTGCTCCAGGTGCTGATTTTGACCAGCTCGCCAGCGTCACAATCGCTTGCGGCATAGAATGCAGTCTCGATAAAACCGGCCACGGTTGCGCCGGCCGCTGCGATTTGCACTTCACCGGTGGTCAGAGATGCAAAAACCTTCTGCCCGCGGGTGGCAGCGGTTGACGTTTTGGCCCAGAAGTCACCGGCTACCATCAGGGTGATTTCGCGGCCGGGCTGGATAAGCATGGATGCCTGGCCCAGCCAGATGGTGATCGACGCCTGACCGTCACGATGGACAAAGCCAGACGGAACACCGCTACCGGCATTGGAAGCCACACCGTCAACATCCCAGGCAAAGCGGCCGACAATCAGGCCGTCCTCGCCAGCAACCAGAGCGCCCTCGCCGGCCTGATAGATCGCGTGAGGGTTAGTGCCAGCAAAGGCCCCTTCGACGCCGGGGGCCGGATACTGGTTAATTCGTGTCTGAAAACCTGCCATGTTAACCTCGTTTCAGTTTGCCAGCGGTCGGGAATGCTTTTTCGAACTCACTGGCGGAAGCGGAATCCTGCGCAATGACAGGGCGTGAATTTTCTTTCTGGCTGATCGCCATTTTGACCATCGCCGGATAAGCGGACGGGTGAACGCCGGAGATATCCACACCGCTCTGTTCAAGTGCAGTGCGATAGACATCTTCAGCTGAGTCCATGGCAACGACGTCGCCGATCAGCGGGCGGACAACCTGCTCGGCTTCACGGATTTTCCGGAAGTTTTCCGCAGCCTTTTTAGTTGCGCTGTCGGCTGCCAGACGAATCGCAGAGTCCATCGCCGTTTTGGAGACTTTGTCGTCTTCTTCATCGTCTTCATCTTCGGCGGTTTTCTTCTTGTCCTTGTCTTCTTCGTCGTCCTCATCGTCCGCCGTTTTTTTCTTATCCTGCTCGTCGTCTTCGTCGTCGGCGGGTTTGTTTTCTTTTTCGTCTTCCTTTTCGGCTTCATCAAGAGCCAGAAGAGCTTTGCGGACTTCTGCCTCCAGATCTGCATCCTGCGCCAGAAGTGGCTTAAGGGTGGCGCGGATCGCCGCTACCTTATGTTTACGCATGTGATTAAGCTCCGGTGGTAATGAATCTGCGACCAGTACATCTGGCCCTGCGCGGCCGTCAGGGACCAGCGCTTCGTGGTTTCCGAAAATGTCACGCATAACGCCGTCATAAGGCTCGCCGTCAGGGGTGACACCCGGGGTCATGTCTGCGACGTACTTGTACGATGCAGATAGCTCTCGCTGCTCTCCGCTCTCAATTCCAGCAATCGCGCTGTTATCCCATATCGACATACCAACCGTGAGATACGTGCCGTCAAACTCCGCATTGGAGTGCGTCACGCCAACACGAAATTCATTGGGCGGGTCGGTGGGAAAATCGGGGATGTGCTTGCTGAGCACGGGGATGTTATTGAAGGTTTTGGCTGCTTTCCGGAGCTCGTCCGGGTGGCGCCAAAGCCGGTAAAGTTTGTTTGGATCGAGCCCAAGCTCTTCGCTTCTTGGTATCTCTCGTCCGTAGTAGGCGTTGACGTTTGCCTTGCTGATATTCGTTCGTGAAATCTGAAGGCGGCCATTTGCGTCGATGGTGCGCACAGAGGCGCGATCGAAAGCTAAGCACTCTGTGGGGTTCATTGCTCAATCCTGTTTTGAAAGCCCTGGAATGACAGCCTCCCAGGTGCAACGACAATTTGGTAATTCGCCTGGCATGATGTGCTCGCCATCAATGAGCATCCCCTCCGAGAGGTCGAAAAGCCTGCCATTAGCTTTCACATGGGACTGGCGAGGATTCTTACCTGCATGGGAGTGCTTCCATATACCCTGGGTAATGCCGAGCGCCTGCTGTCGCGCAGACTGAACGACTGAGGTGGCCTTGTTGTTCTGATCTCGGGCAATGAACGCCGCACGGCGCCGGGTAATACCGTATCGCTTCTGGAGTTCATCGGTGAGATAGGACAAGTCGCGCCCACGCGCTACCGACCGCATAACCAGCCCTTCCACCTCGGTGAAATACTTCTCGGGGATGGATCGGATAAGGCCGACATTCTCGGCGATGGTCGCCTGAAGAGCGTTATTCATCTGCGAGGTCATCTTGAACTCGACAGTAAACCCCGCATCTTTGAAGGCTGTGGCCAGTGACGCATCCGCGTTTTTCATGGCGTCGTTAGCGAACCTGTCGGCCAGCTTTTGCGCCATGTCATCAAACCGCCGCTTCCAGCGCTTCACCAGCTTATTCATCGCCTTGCGCATAACATCAGCTGGAGATTCATCCATGGCGACAGCCGCGCCGCTGGCCCGATAGTTTGCCGACAGCCAGTAGACAACAGATGCCTGCATTTCCTGCACCTGCTTATCAAGCTGTCGGCGGTACCATGCTTCGACGCCAGCGTTAGGATGAACCGCCCTTATCGTCAGGGTCTGTTTCTTCCTCTTCGTCGTAGTCGTCTTCGATTTCGAGGTCATCATTCAGGTCCAGAGAGTGATAGGGCGAGTCCGGGTCACCGGCAATTTTTTCGCGGACTTCGTTGCCAGAGAGCACGCTGGCGGCCACATAGACAGCGTCCGTGTCCGCATCTACTTTGCGAATTTCCGCCCGCTCTTTAGCGCTCATTTCGTACAGCGGCTCAAAGTCGAAGGTTATGCCATCGTCAATGTCCCCGAACTCAGAGAGCTGAATGATGTCCATCACGCGCTTCAGGTTGTCTTTAAAAACAGACTGCTGTAGGGCGTGAATGTAGTCGTAGAAAACGCGGATTTCGCCGTCAGACGTTGCGTTAAGGCCATTTGGAGTAATGCCCAGCAGTTTGACGAGCGGGATGCTCGAAACCGCAGACATGTGCTCCTGCGACTGTGCCTGCAGGGCATCCAGGCCGTTAAGCGGGGCGTTAACGAACTCAACCGTTTCTGGCTGGTTAGGGTTGTTGTCTTTTGCGAATGCGCCACGGTTATCACGGCATCGGTTGAAGACATCAAGCCTTGCAAGAAGGTCATCTGCCGCCCCACCCTGCAGAATCGTGCTCATATTTGTTCCGATTACCGGAACTGAGAACGAGTGAATCATGTCGCTGACACTGTCGCGGGTGCGAAGCCAGTTATTGACGTATGGCTCGGCGATCTGCGAGAGAGACAGGCCGCGAAAGTTATACGATGCCTTCAGCAGGTCAGGCACCTGCCGCGAGACGAAATCAATCATCCGGCTTGCATGTACGGTCCGTCCCATGACAAACCACTGCGTCGGCTTGTAGAAATCCGGGCTCAGCGGGTTGTCGGAGTTATAAATCCCCGGATAGGTCCAGATAGGCTCTATTACCCTGAACCCCTGCAGGCTGCCTTTCGTGATCTTCTTATCGCTCATGAAGAGCTTCGATTGCAGCTCGTTGTCGTCCATCCATGCGGAGATTCCCCGCGGCGAACGAACGTCGATGTAAATTTGGCCACCGCCAAAGTAGCCGTCGTGTTCTGCGGCTTCTTTAAAGCGCTCGCGCACCTTAAACCGCTTCATGGCCTCTTCGAGTTGCTTTACCCGATCCGCCTTGTCTTCATTGCCGACAGTTTTGAGCTTTATCCATTTGCGGGTCATTTCCTCCGCGATGGTGCCTACCATCTTGCGATATTCAGGCTTCTGCGCCAGCGTGGACAGATACGGGTAGCCGGGAAAGCTATCAAAGTCGCCGTAGCCGTAACCGCCATACGCAGCATTGAGATCGTCGTAAGGCGTGGAGTCCATTGCCAGAATGGCGCTTTTGATAGCCTCGGGGATCACCCCTTTCGGCGGCTCGTAGCGCTGAAACTCTCTTTTCGGTAATGCGCGGACTTCGGCCACGGCCTCGGGCCTGATCCCGACCTTCGGTGCTTCAGGTTCTTTTGCCGGCTCAGGCGCGGCGACTTCTTTCTTTTTAAACCACCACACTTAAATTCTCCTGAGTTGATTCGGGTCGATAACCATCGGCTGCGGGCCGGAAATCAGGTTGTCGTCGATTGCGTCCATCCAGGTATCGAGGATGTCGTCGTTGTCGTGACTGTCATCAGCGGAGAAAGCAGCGCATTCCGTCATCGCCGTCAGAACCCACTCCGTTGAGCCTGCGATCGTGCCGTCCTCGTAGAAGATGCTGGAAAGCTTCTGTCCGTCGTCGGTATGCGTCGCGGGGACAAACACTTTCCCGGTTTTGATTTGGGGGATGACGTTAAGGCAGCGAACGAGCTTGTTCTGCCCGGTGCCGCGCGGGATTTCCCTCACCGGGATGGCGAGTTGTCCGGGGGTCTGGCTACGTTTTTTCAGAGTGGTGATGAGGCCCTGTCCGGCTTGCTTCTCTTCAATGGCCATATGACGCAGCGGCATCACCCGCATGGAGCCAGACATTCGCCATTTTTCCCAAACCTCTTCAGCTTTCTTCAGAAGGTCTTCCGGGTCCCACCGACCACGAACGACGTCGATGATGTAAAGATTCCCGTCCACGCCCATACCAGCTAGCGTAAACACGGTGTAATCCAGCCAGTCCTCTACCTTTCCGCTGTTCGTATCGACGTACACGGCGCGGTGCGTAAGCTTCGGCAGAGTGGTATACGTTCTAAACCAGCTGGTGTCGATGATCCCGCCAGTCAGCGCCATCGGGTTTTGCTGGTATTGCGACAGGAAGGTGTAGCGGTCCTTTTCCCACAGCTGCAGGAGGTCGTTAACGTCTTCCATCTGCGGCCAGTATGACCAGTAGCGAACGCCACCAACGACCACAGAATCGGTATCTTTGACCGTTTCCCAGCAAAGCGAACGCCATGGCTCATCGAGCGACTGGATGTACTTCTCGTCGATCATGGCCGGTATGGCGACATGGTGAAACGGCACGCCCATTCCGCCGGCAAGCATGAAGCCCGTTGCGTCGTCGGTGTGCAGGCGCTGCTGGATGCTTACAAATGGCGTCGGGTGTTCTTTCGACTTATCGCCGCGGCGCGAGCGAATGGTGTTTACCAGCAACGTATTCGCGCTTTTGCGCCGGGACTCGCTGAGCATGTCAACCGGCTTGTTGTAGTCGTCCAGCATCACCATGCCGGAAAACTCTGGTCCGTAGTAGCCACCACGACCACCGGTGATCTGCCCGTTGCTTGAGCGCGATACCGTCTGGCCTATAGAGCGTCCTCGCTCGTCCTTTATCTCCCACTCTTCTGCCTGGTTGACACCAAACGAGCAGGGCCAGAACTCCTGATATTCGCGGCTGGCGATAATGTCGCGGGTGCGCCGGCTGTTACGCTTTACCAGCGTGTCAGCAAAAGAGATATTCAGGTTGCGAAAGCGTTTAAGCCTCTTCTCCTGCACCAGGGCGTTGACATAAGCCGGGAAGTGGATGGAGAAGAACTCAGTTTTCGTACCGCCGGGAGGGATGTTGATAATCAGATTTCGCGGGACAAGGCGCCCGGCAAGCAGATCATCAATTTTCGAAGCCATCAGGCGGTGATGCCAGTTAACCAGCAACCGGTCGCCCTGAATCAGCTCGAACCATATCCGGGTGAAGTTCAGGAATGACTTCGTGGACTTTGAACGGATGATCACGCGCTCCGGGAATGACAGGTCATCCCATTCGATAATTCCGCTCATATCAGTCCAGCCCTTCTAACCTTCCCTCCAGCTTCTGCTGGGCCTTCGCATAGTCTTCAGCGGTGTACGTCACCTGATTCAGCGGGCCGCCGTCTTTACCGGTCAGCTCGACCTTTTGCTTGTTGCTGTAGGCATCGCCAACCTCTTTTGCCGCCTGCTCCAGTAACTGAGCTGTCATGCCGAGGTTTTTCATACCTTCGGCAGTCGTCGACATTCGCTGCAGGACGCGCAGGCGATAGGCTTTGTTGGCGATCGGGATGTCGGAAATTTCGTTGAGGAAGCGGTCGCGAGTGCGGTTGAAAAGGTCGACCCATTTTTGAGCCAAACCTTTCCCTGCCGCCTTTGTCGGGTCATGCGATGCCACCTGCTGGCGCGTCACCTGAACCTTGAATTCTTTTTGTACGGACTCGACGATTTGGGACGGCGTATCAAAGCAAGCGAGCTCTTGAACGATAAAGGCTCTCACTTCTGGTTTTAGTGCAGCCATAACCCACCATCCGTATAAAGCAGTATAAAATCACGCCAGCTTCAGCATGCATGTCCCGCAAGCTCTGGCAACATCGATATGAGCAACCTCCGCCGGCCTGTTCGCCGCATCCACCATTTCCTGCACATCTTTGCTGGCGCCGTAACGCCGGACCACTCCAACGAATTCCTCGACGTCATGGCCGCGAAGTTTGAGCACCGGCATTCCGGTCTCTTTGTTGAACTTCGGCGCGCCATAGTCATCGGTAGCCTGGGCGATGTGGTAAAGCTCATGCTCTACCAGTGCGCAGAACTCCAGATCGTTGCATTGCTCGCAGTAGTCAGCAGCCAGGGTGATGATGAACTTCGGTATGCGACCGAACCATTCATGCATCTGCTGCTCCATGCGGGACTTCTGCCAGCCGCCAGCGCGCATCATTACCTGCTCACACTGACCAAGCACAATGCGGCCGCTTTTGGCGAATGAGCCAGAGGCCCACATGAACGCGACATCAGCGTCGACCAAGTGCGTATGGTCAGGGTTATGGATTCGGCCCTCTTCGGAGAGGATGTTCTGATTTACCCATTCCCCGATTTCGGCAGCAGGGATCAGCCGGGTATACGGCAGCCAGTTTTCGCCAGTGAAGTTGACGGGAGGGTATGGTCTGCGATTGTCATTTTCAGTCATGCAGAACAATCCTCTGGAAACCAAACATACTTGCTCGGTAATTTCGACATCAAGGCATCAACAAACTTATATAAAACTCTGTCAATGGCGCTTTTAATGCACCATTTGCAGAACTTTATAATTACGCCTGCTTGCCAATTACAGGGCCAATCCGGATGCACTTCTTAGTGAGCCAACCCCAGCGCAAAAGCACTGAAAGAATCAGCAGCGGCTTCATGTATGGGCGAAGCGTAATTTCCGCCATTAGGATTCCAGTGGTGCGCATATGGCTTACCTCGTTGTGACATTATCGAGCCACCTCTTGAAGTGGCTCTGTAATGCCTATAGCAACGGACTGCACAAAGCGCCGGTGTTGCGAGGACGGCGGCCGAAAATATTAACTTGCTCGCGCACGCTTTCACTGCACATTCGCTCTACGATTCGCCAGTCAGCCTTTTCAGGCGAGGCTTTCACGGAGACTGCGGAAATGACCCGCTCCACCACCCGGCGCAACTTACTAACCGCTCGGCTCACCGAGATGTCTTCAAACGAAATGGTAGTGATAATTGCCCAGCAAGCCGAGATGAAGCGCGAACACATATGACGCAAACTGACCATGGATTTACTCCTGTTTGTTGATTTTCAGTGCCAGGTTATTTAAGGCACTGCGTGGTGATGTATTCCTGCAGCGCCCTCAGGGCTGTTTGGTCGCTGAGGATTCCGGACCGGATACCGAGAACGTTTCGTCCAGCAACTGCAGAGAGTTCGACGGTGGCATCATCGCCCACGCTGGCGGCGCCGGCGGTTTGGGTTGCGGCTGACACTGGACACTTGCCTTTGACGAGCACCCGACCACCATTATCAAGCTTGCGCTGCAGAGCATCATTTTCAGCTTTTGCATCGGCTAATTCCTTCGTGTATTTAGCATCAAGCGCTGCGACGTCACGCTGTCGAGTCTGCATGTCCGCGATCGTGTCATTTGCCAGGCTGAGTTGCTCAGTCACTTTGTCCCGCTGCCTTTTGAACTCGGTGGCATTGCTGTGGTAGTGACTGGCCAGCCAGCCGAGGCTGACTATCAGGCAGATCACAATGGCGCTGATAATGGCGGTTAACCGGCTCATTTCTGCCCCCACAAACAAACTTCACGCTCAATCTCGCGGCGAGTTACCAGGCCTTTCCACTGTTTGCCCTTGGCATAGGTCCAGCGGCGCAGCTGATCGCAGGCACCTTTCTGGTCGCCCTGGTTGATTTTGCGCAGCAGCGTGGAGGCCTGGAAGTTACCAGCACCGACGTTATAGGCGAATGAGTAGAGGGCCCCGCGCATTGTTACGGGGATCGGCTTCTGGATGTACGGATCAATCTGGCGGGCGACGGTGTTCAGGTCTTTATTGAGCAGCGCACGGCATTCAGCCTCGGTGTACTTCTTGCCGAGCATGATGTCTTTGCCAGTGTGGCCATAGCAGACAGTCCAGACGCCTACCACATCCTGATAAGGGTTGTATCGCACACCTTCAAGACCATCGTTACCGGTTGGGCCGGTGATGAGCGCAGAGGCAATGGCTATGGCGCCACCACCGCCGGCGATCACGCCAATCAGTTTTTTCCTCATTGATGGCGTCATGCTCACCCCTGTGTATCATTTGCGATCCGCTTCAAGGCCTCGGTTACCACTTCGGCTGAAGCCGGGCGGTCACTTCCTGGCTTGTCGGAGACATCAGCCAGATAACTGGCCAACAGCTGCGTGCGTTTTTTCTCTTCATCCAGTCGCTCTCGCTCTTCTTTACGCTTTGCGTAATACGTCTTGATTGTGAAGAAGGCAGAGATCAGGGCGCCAATGATGAAGACATAATCCTGCAGACTCAGGACGGAAAAGATACCAAGCAAGGCTGACCACCAGTAAGGCAGATTGTGACCATCGGTTGGGTTCATACGTTGCATCTCTCACCTCCGATAATGTTCGGGGTGCTATCTGTAGTCAGTAAAAGGTTCAGGGCCGTCGGGCTGATTTACCAACAAAGCGTCGAGGGTGATTCCCGCGACCCTGAAAATAAAAAACCCGCTCAAGGCGGGAAGAAATACCAAGGGTAAAAGCGACGGCGGTAGCCGTAATGGTCCCAAGGTAGAGGGATATGGTGGCCTGTTGCGTTGCGCCAACAACGCCCTGATGGATTGGATTATGAGCCCGTCATCAGGTCAGGCCATTATCTGGTGCACCATTCAGGACTCGAACCTGAAACCGATAGCTTAGAAGGCTATTGCTCTCTCCGGTTGAGCTAATGGCGCTGAATTGGTGCTCGCATCAGGGTTCGAACCTGAAATCATCCGATTATGAGTCGGGTGCTTTAACCTTGTTAAGCTATGCGAACAATCTGGTTCAGGGCTCTTGCGCGGCGGGTTTCAACGTGTCGCGCAGCACGTCTCTACCCAAGAGCCCTGACCGGATCGCACAACCACACTCTCGCAGTGGTTCGCGCTCATGCCCTTGAGTACCTGCCGCATCATCGCCGCTTATAACCGGTGCGCGTCTGGCATTCGCGCTGCTTTACCGGGGCTTGTGTTGTTTATGAACCCTTACCCATCACCACACAGGCTCGCAATTACGCGACTCGGGGCAGCATCACTACTGCAGCATGGCCATTAGGCCGCGGTCGACCCGTTCCTATTCACATTTCCTGCCTCCAGAAACGCAAAAGCCCCGACGTTTCCGCCAGGGCCTTTTTATTCATCATGCCGCCACTTAAAGTTAAGGCAGCATATCAAAGTAGACTCAAATATGACGCATTTAATCCAGTTTTGCAAGACTTGAGTCAAAATTTGTCGCCTTTTGTTGTGAACGTGATCGCGTTACCTGCAACAGGGCATCGCTATCAAGGCGCCGCAAGGTTGTTTTCATCTCCTCCCACCGCTCCGTAAACGTTTCTGACCAGTTCTTCGGGGTCACTCCGACCAGAGCGGCAAGTTTTTGGTATTCATACGTCTCCCGCCCTGCCAGCTCGGCTTTGACATCCTGCGCGGCCAGCCAGATGAGTTGACGCAGGCGATCGACTGTTTTCTTTGCAATGCGCACGCCGGCCAGCTTTTCGTAGAATTGCTCCCATGCCCACCGGGTGATCGTCTCCTGGTGCTCCCAGCGGATATTGTCGCTGTAGTTCCACAGCAGCCACGATTTCTGATGCTCTTCCAGCGACAGCAGAGCCCGGCGCCAACTGGCCGTCGAATACTCAACGGGCAGAACGAGAGCGATTGATGAACCCTTAGCGCGGGACTGCTGCCCGGGAATTGGTGGGCTGGATGGGTTTACCATGCGGCCGGTTACCGGATCGGCTATTTTCTTCCTTCCCCGGCTGCGCGCCGTAGCGGTGAATTGCGCGTTCTCTGCAAAGGCCACCAGTTGCCCTTTCGTCGCACCACTCAGATCGGCGGTGGCCACTATCAGCTGCTGGCGAACATACTCAAGATACTGGGTATTCATGCTTTCTCTCCTGAAGCCTGATAGATGCGGACGAAATTCTTCAAAATTCGGTAGTCAACCAGTACGGTGCCGCGGTGCCGGCAGAGACGGAGCTTTTGCCAGCGGTCTCGGATGCGCTCGATAACGTCGTGGTTCATGCGGCCTCCCGCTGTTTCAGTGCTTTGAGCTTGGCGCGGTACTCATCGCGGATACGAATAAAGTCTTCCCGGCGGTAGTTGGTCATTTCGTGAGGTCCGTTAAGCCAGTCGACATACTCCTGTCCGTAACGAGCGACCAGGCCAGCTTCGTAATGCTGAGCAACCGTCGACTCTTTGGCGGTGTACTTACCGGCCCCTGCATTGCACGATTTGCACTGCTTATGAGCGTTGCGCTCTTCAAAACGCAACTCAGGGTAAGCGCCGACCGTTTTGAAGTGGCCGCAGTCCCACTGGCCGCCATGCAGATCAGGCGGGTTGGTCTCCCCGCAACTGATGCATGGCAAACCAGCATCACGTGCGCGGATGTAGGAGTTGAATGCCTGCTGAGCCTGGGCTTTGTAGTAACCGTTAGGTCTGAGCTCAGCCAATCTTGCTTTACGACGCTGGCGCCCCTCTTTCTCGGATTCGCGCTGGCGCTTCACCGCCCTGGCCTTCGCCACTTCCCTGGCTTTCGCTGTCTGTTTTTTGCCGATCGCGCTGGCGCATTCAAAACTGCATACCACCTGCCCTTCCCGGGCAGGATGGAACCATTCGCGGCAGTGGGCGCATTTACGACGTGCTGGTTTACGCATGTGGCCTCCGTGCTCTCAGGCGTAGCCACTTCTTATCGACCAGGCGGGCGGTGTAGTCCTTCATGGTCGGGATATCTGAGGGCTTAATTTCGACCTTGCGCTTGCGGCGCGCAGGCACGCGGAAGATGCCGCGCTCTATTACTTTGGCGAGAAGACATTGCATAGCCATCACCCCGCAAAGCTCAGCAGCTGACTGGCGGCGTTTTCAGCCTCAGCCGGCGAGTGGAACTTGCGACGCAGAATGTAGTTCCAGAGCACATTCAGCACTGATTTGTAGACGCCGTTAAACTGGCTGTCGTCCATGCTGGCGAAGGAGATCGACTTTGCGACACGACGACGGCTGCCGTCAGGCATCTGGTATTCATCGTAAAAGCCGGCCTGAATGGTTGCCCACTCGCGGAAGGATTCGAAGTGTTTCAGCAGCGCCATATCGCGGGAACGAGAAATGCCGACAGAGGAGAGATACATATCCGCGGCGTTCTGGAGCGCAGCGCGCTGATCGAAGTCAGATGAAAGGAAGTCGATAAACCCGGATATGAGGGAGCGCTCAGCGGGCTCAATGAGGCCACCGGAAGGCGTCCAGTAGTGATACCCGAGAGTCAGAAGTTTGAAGAACTTCTTGTGGAATGCGTAATTCCGGGGCTTGCGGAACTCACCGCAAAGCAGTTGCCCTACTGGGATAAGTTGCAGGTATTCGCTGGTTCCCGGCTCTGCAGGAATCAGTACGTTTTGATAACTCTTCTCAAATTGCAGTGTTTGCGCCATGTGTCCCCACTTGGCGCCGGAAGTAAGTCGTCAGTTGCTCAGGCTGACGAGGTAATTATCGCCCTTCCCGGGGATAAATGCAAAATGAGCATATACGAGAAAACCCCTCCGGAGAGGGGTGTCATTGAGGGGATTTTTCGGCGACCTTGTTGTGAACTTCCCACAGGCTAATGCCGCAGCTCGCGCAGAAGTTAGCAAGGTAGTCCAGCCCAGACCACTCGCGAATCCCTCCGCGAGCAGCCTCCACAAACACAGCTATATCCTTCCCCCGCCATAACCCGAACAATCGCCAGCCGCCGCCATCGGGACTTTTTACGGCGGCTATGCGCGTTAATACGCCGGTTTGATAAAGCTCCGTAAATGCGGGCTTCTTCCTGGTTATCATTCGCATAAATACAAACCTGTGATTTGTTGATAACAAATAGCGTGTTTGCGTTTTATGGTTTCACCTCCTGCGGAGTATCCGGATATGCACCTCCTTCCTGACCAGGTTCATTGCTGCCGGTGCAGGCATTTCTATGGTCATTTGCCCGCGGGCATCTCTTATTCCCGCAATCAGGGCACACCACAAAGCGCATATCGTTCAAGACCACAGGTCGGCATGTGAGACACCAGCAATCAGGCATCCGCTCGCTTACCGGAATCCATTTACCAGGCACGGTAGCGGGTTCACTACCGGGTGACTGCGGGGCGGCTGCAAGCATGGCGGCGCGGCAGGCGTTCCAGCCCTTCACCTCAGCGATGGCTGCTACTGCATCCACGGCGTACATGCTCAGTGTATTTGGAATTGATTTTTCCTCCGGCACTACCGGCGCTGGCTGCGAGGCCACTCTGAGCGCCTTGATATGCACACGCCCACCAAAGTAGTGCCAGTCCACCTTACAGCCGGTTGCCGCAGTGATGTTTTGGCAAATAATCTCTGCCGTTTCTTTCTGGATTGCGACAAGGCACACGCTAACCCCCTTCTCGTATACCTCTTGGTCGCAATCAGCAATCGCTGTCTCGCTGTCCATTGCAGCCAGCGCCATGCCGTCGATAATTGCTTGCAGCCTTTCTGCTTCCCTTTTCCATGCGGCCCATGATTTTGGGTTTTTATCTATAGTCTCAATTTCATCAGACATTTTTCGCCCCCTTGAACATATCGCACTGGCAATTTTTAGCTTTTCGGCCGCTACCGCACGGACATTTTTGATTTCGCAACTCTCCTGGAACGATTTTTACCATAGAGCGCTTACGCTCCTCTTCTCGCTCCATATCGCGTAAAACCAATCTCCAGTCGCGCATCACTCAGCCTCCACCTTGATGCCAGCGACGGTAAGCGCAGCATCGACCTCGTCGGCGTAGTAGTACGTTAATCCGCTCGATGATTTAGCCAACTTGAATGGCTCTGGCAGCTTCACGGTGCGGGACTCCAGCTCGGCGATGCGATTACCACCATCTGCAATAACTCCCTCATAGTATTCGCGCTGGGAGTCGATGCTCTGCTGCGCCTTCTCAAGCGCCTCTACCAGCGCGAGAACGTTGGCAGGGTTAGCCAGAGCGATGAATTCGGCATTACGCTGCGCCGTCTCATCCCATGCCACATGCCCCTCGCCGTCGTATTCCTCACAGATGCAGGCGGCGTCACTGTTGAGCGAATCAAAGAGGGTTTGCCCGTCAGAGCCATAAATTGCGTATGAGGTGAATCCCTCCACGCAGTCATCGCCAGACCCGTAGCATCCTTCGTTTTTAACTTCGTCGGCCCACCATTCGCCCTGCGTCGCTTTCTCTGCTGCCGCTTTCAGGCTCTGCGCCAGTTCGGTGATATCAGTTGTCATGCTCGCCATCCTTCGCAGCTATAATTGCTGCATCCATCAAAGTCGTATGGGTTGTATTGCCAGGTAATGCGGCCACAATGTGGGCAGTTCCAGCGAACCTTTCCACTTTTTGCCTTCTGTCTGCGATTGTATTTTTTTAGCCATTCAGGCATCACCAGTCCGGCACCTTGAACCATAGTTCGGCGGTTGAAATCATTGATATTGAACGTGCGGCGCTTTACTGCATCTGCCATATGGAAGGGCAGCCACACAACGCCTGGCTCATCCGTGTTGGCGGATACAAAAACGAATGCCTTGCTGAAATCATCGGTTGGCAACCCTCCGCTTTGTAACCAGTAAACATCGTTCCCGTTCCAGTCACCTTTTTTATACGCAACGTATGCGCTGCAACCTTGCTCAACCACGCTATCGCATGGGATGTACTGGCAATCCACATGCCATACAGCCAGGGCATCAACAGCATCAGCGCAAATCGGCTGGTCAATCTCTCTCCCGTAGTCCCAGCATCTCTGCGCCTCTTCCTGCGTATAAACGTGCGCGCGGTCGATATTGGAGCTGTATCCGTTTCCGTTATGGCAATGAAACGAGGCGTTGCTCCCCACAGTTTCTCGCGTGCAAAGCATGTAAAAACGGTTGCTCATTTGTCGGCCCCCTCGCGCAGCTGCTTCAACACTTCACGAACAATCGCGTTACCGCGAGATACATATTCGAGATGCCAAACATCCCCCTCAGGCTCTGGCGGTTGTCCAGACCATATGACGTGAAGGAGAGTTTCGTCGTCTGCGTTGTCGTAATCAGCCAGAACGGTTGCAATTTGGTAAGGCAGTTGGCTGCCTTTCAAAAACTCCTCCACCCCATCAGCCTTAATCCCGGCTACGATGCGATCGGTGGCCGAAAAGTCCAGTTCTTCTGCGCATGGGATAACATCGCCATATATCCGCTCCATGGCTTCATCCCAGCCATAGCGGCAGGCGTCGTACCGGTCAGTAATACCTCGGTCTTCCAGTCCGCACCCCATGCCTTCTGCGTGGTACTGAGGTTCGTTATCCAGGTTGGTTACGGAGTCAACGATCTGTTTCATCGCTACATTTTCCAGAGCTAACGCCACATTCTCCGCAGCCAGCTGCTGGTACGCTTTCGCCAGCTTCAGGAACTTCTGCTCTCTGATTGACAGCTCGCCTGCGCTCTCAAGGGAGGCGATGAGCTCGTTTACTGCCTGTAGTGTGATAGTCATTTGGCTGCTCCTTCGGCGAGCATGGCGATGATTTCTTCCGGGGTCTCTTTCACGTCAATGCGTTCTCCGGATGTCATTTTCAGGATTGTCAGACCAGCGAAATACATGCTGACGATATGACCTGCGGCAACAAATACAGGCTCGTAGACTGTTTCTGGTTCCCAACCGTATGCACCCTGGCGCTGTACCACGATTTTTTGTGTTAATTTAAGAAAAATCATTTTCTTACTCCCGCCAGGCACTGGTTAAACAGGTTGGTCATTGGGTTTACGCCGCCAGGACGCTGGCGATACTGAACAGACGGATCGCTTTCGGTTACGGCTGTCGTGTCGATCAGGGTGTAGCGGTAGCTCCTGCACTCACCCGCACGCTGTACCTGGCCGTCACGGTGCATCTGCCACAGGGAGGAATTGACCACTGAAGAGTCAAGCCCGGTGCCGCGGCGGATATCCTGAAAGCTGCAGCCAGGATGCTGGCCGACGTAATTGATTACGGCTTGTTTGCCCGAGTTCTTTTTCATCAGATAAGCCCTCTCTCTTTCCCGCGCAGGTATTCATCCCGCAGCCACTGAGCCGGAGTTAACGCACCGAGCGATGCCGCGCTTGGCATACATCCGAAGCTTTTGCCTTCAGGGTGAAACCCCTGCTGCCGGCTGACATGGTTTGTCGGAATGGCTTCCTGGTTGTTCTCCAGAGCCAGTACCGGCGACGGTATTTGTTCTCCGGCGGCGACTTTCAGCGCCCAGTCTTCCAGCTTTTTAGCGGCATATTTCTCGGTTTCTGCCTCGCTGAGCTGGCGCTGGTACATTGCTCGCCGGGTATCGGTAACAACCCAGTACATAACAGGGTGAGACCATGGGAAGCGCTCAGCACCGCCGGTATGCAGCCCTTTTTCACGGCTGTAGCGGTGGAACTCGTTCATCACGTCGACAAGAGTCACTCCCAGCACGGTGCCGCTGTCCTTGCACCACTTGATGAACTGGCCCGGCGATGGCCAGAACGGCGATTCACTGGCTCTCGCATGGCGCACACCGGCGGATAACTGCTCGCGGGTGCGGATCCCGTTTTCGGCAAAAGCCGCAATCCACTGGCGCTTCGCTGTCTTCTCTTCGGCGTCGGTGCGCAGATTGGTCTGGGTAGACGCCGGGAAGATCTGCTTCAGCTGACGGAACAGGGAGTCAACCAGCCTTTCAGCTTCGAAATCGAGAAGCCTCTGCGGCTCCGTGCTACCTGCGGCCATTCTGGCCAGCGCATCACCATCGCGATTGCTGATCGCGGTCATAAGCTGAGCGGTCATATGAAGTCCTTCCAGCCTTCAGGGCTGTTCCAGTGTGGGGAATCAGGTTCGCTTCTCTGGCGCCCGGAAAGCGGATTAACTCTCGCGTTCCTGAGCCACACCCGGAATGCCGAGTTCCAGTCGATCAGCTTTGTGCCGCGGGCCTGGTGATAATCACGAAAATTCAGCAACTCGGTTTCAATGTTGATCCCTTTCTCCGAGGCAATCGCAATGTGATCTGCCGATGGCTTGAAGGCAGGAGGGAAAGGTATTTCCCCGTTGGGTGAAATCCCGATCCGTCGCTTTGCAGCCTCGCTGATAAACTGCCCTCGCGCAGAGAGAGAGTCTGGTTCAGTGACTGGTTCAAAAGAGTGACTGGTTCTGGTGCCATCTGGTGGCATAGGGGGTGTGCCATCAGATGGCATAGGGGGTGCTATTTCATGGCATACCCCTGTGCTTTTTGATGGCATAGGGGTAGCATCAAGGTTCAGATAATACACGTTGGATGTATTACCTTTCCCGTTGTTGACCCCTACGCGATTTTCACGCTTGAGCAGCCCCATATCCTCAAGCGCATCAATATGGTTGCGAACAGCGGATTTGCTGCATTCGCACTGATCGGCGATGTGTTGATACGAAGGCCAGCATTCGCCCTTGTCATTGGCGTTGTCGGCCAGCTTGATAAGAACGAGCTTACGCAGTGAGTTTCCCACTTTGACCCCCATTGCTTTCGCCATAAGTGACATGCTCACGTGCTACCTCCGGATTGTTTACTCTTACAGATTTACCAGGCATAATTACCTCGCAATTACCTCTTCGTTTTTGCACCTGAAAGCCGTTAGTGTTCCAGCACTGCGGCTTTCGCCTTTCCGTTCCCACTCATGCCTCAAAGTCACCTTTCTCTCCCGGCCTGTTAGAAATCAGGATGGCCAGCAGTAGCGACATGTTCGGCAGCAGATTTTCCCGCCAGCGACTCACCGTCGACTTATTCACTCCGGCCACTTTGGCGATATTCGTGGTTCCCAGTTCAGCTATCTGGCTGTGTAACCAGCTTTCTATCCTGCGAGCCTCCACTTTGTTGCGTGTCGTTGAACTCTCCATTTGTGATACTTCCTCTGGTGTTGTTTGGAATGGCCGCTGGTTAGGCGGCCGGTGAATGCGCGCTCAGCAACTGAGCAAGGTCAGGCCTGATCTCTGCCGCCTTAATCTTGCCGTTGGTCGCAGACACGATTTTCATTACATAGCGAGCGTCAATTCCGCCGCCATGCAGCCAGCGCCAAACTGTCGGCTGCGCTACGCCACACAGATCGGCCAATTTTTTCTGACTGCCAGCGATATCAATTGCCTTCTGGATGGTTTTGTTCGTCATGTTCCAATTCCTATAAGTATTGGTGCAAAATGATAATAGCAATGCGTATTGGTTTTAGCAATAGCAAAACGTGTTTTGACCAGTAATACGCAAGCGTATAAATTTGAGATTATGAAAAAAGAAACTCTTGCAGATCGTTTAAACGAGGCCATGGCTTCGGCTGGAATGTCACAAGGGGCGCTTGCGAAGGCCTCAGGTATTGCTCAGCCAACCATTTGGCGCCTGGTGAGTGGAAACGCCAGGGGTTCAACAAAAATTGTCGAGATAGCTAATGCTTTGGGCGTCAGGTCTGAATGGTTATCAACCGGAAATGGACCGATGCGCGATGACGGCCAGCTCCCTCGCGCTGCCCAGGTTAAAAGTCAGGATACTGATGCATTCAGGATTGATGTGCTGGACCTTATGGTTAGTGCAGGGCCGGGCATCGTGAACCAGGAGTTCGTCGAGATTCTCCGTTCTGTTGAGTATGAGCCAGCTGAAGCCCGCCACATGTTCGATGGACGTAAGGCTGAAAGCATCCGGATCATCAACGTCAGGGGTGACAGCATGTCCGGCACGATTGAGCCGGGTGATCTGCTGTTCGTCGACATCAGCGTTAAGAGCTTCGACGGCGACGGGATATACGCCTTCCTGTACGACGACACTGCTCACGTCAAGCGCCTGCAGAAGATGAAGGACAAGCTGCTGGTTATCTCAGATAACAAGAGCTATGCAGCCTGGGACCCGATCGAAAAAGACGAGATGAACCGGGTGTTCGTGTTCGGCAAGGTGATCGGCAGCATGCCACAGACATACAGGAAACATGGGTAAAGCCTTAGCACGCAGAGGAAGCATGTCTGATCTGATTATCCCAATACTCATTACTTTGCTGATTATCGGACTGGTTGGGATAGTGCTCAGGCTGGATAAAGTTTTCTTCAAGCGGAAGGATGAGCGGGATGACTTTGAGTGAACCAAGGCATTGGCCTGATGAGAAGTTTTGGTAGAGACGAAACTGAGGCTAGTTTTAGTAAGCTTCTATAGTCGGCACATTGCTGGTGGTTAGAGATTGAGCCTCGGTAATCGCTCACATGACAATTATATTCAGGATGACATCTATCAGTGGCTAAAAAAGGTGACTTTAAGCCTACTCAGAAAGAGGTTGATCAGGCCATTTCTCGACCTAAAAAAGTAACCTTTAACGGCGTTACTTGGAATGGGAGCGAAGGCCGCACTCCGATCTGGTTTAAGTTGGATCTCAAGGCCTTTGATGATAAAGGTAACCCAATAACAGGCGTAAGATTCATGCTGCATTGGCGTTCACCTATCGTTGAAGGCGTTGATATCGTTAAGCTTTCTTTTGTTATGTTTTTTCATGATAAGCGAATATATGCGCTCGACCCATACCCAGCGGACAATAAGCCTCACCGCAATCGATCTATAATTAATCATCCTGACTTTGTTGAGGTTGCTCGCGGCCCGCACTACCACATGTACTTCGAAGCGGCTGGTGAAGAGATAGCACTAAAACTCGATACCGACATCAACCCGGATGACTTTTTGGGCTACTGGAATTATTTTTGTCGGACGCTTAATATCACTTATGAAGGCAAACCGCCTTTACCAAATCAAGATAAATCAGGTCAGCTATCATGGGAAATGTAACGTGTTCAACAGTAATATCTAAGCTCGGGTTTGAATGTCACCCAATGAGCGACACGTTGCTGCGCGTTGTAAGCCCATTCACTTACTATGACGATAGCGAGCACATTAGCGTCTTTGTTCAGGAAATGAGTGGACAGTACAGGATAACTGATTACTGCGACACGTTGATGAACATTGAGGCTAGGGGCATCCACCTGACAAAAAAGAAAATTGATTTGATCAGGTCATCGCTCGCATCACAGGGGATCACGTTGAATGATTCTGGCGAGATATCCGCTTGGGCCGATGAGATTTCTGTTGGGCAGGTTACGGCTAGCGTCATAAGAGGTGGACTGCTGGCATCCGCTCAAACCGCAGATTGGTATGCGGAAGTTAAAGATGATAAGTTTGAAAAATGCGTGATTAGTTATCTTAAATCCGTAGGACTTGGCACAAGGTTGGCCCTAAAAGAGAAGGTTCGGGGCATTAGTGGACATAACATCACCGTTCCAATAACCTTAAAAAACGAGTCTCCACTTGTAGCTCCAAAGCGTGGATTTACAGTAAGTTTATCTAGCAGTAAAGGCTGGAATACTGCGCACTCAACCGTGGGTAAGATAGTAGATTTGAGTCAGGCTGTTCCAGAAATCAGTAACAGATTTGTGATTATTGATAGTGATGGGTTAACTCCTGAGTTACAGCAGTTATCATTGCTTTTCAATGACACGGCTTTAGTGCTTCCTTTCCACAGCAGAGAAACTTGGATTGAATCGCTAGTAGCCTAACCCAGCCCGGCCACCGCGCCGGGTTTTTATTGCCCTACTCTTCCCTCAGTATCAGCACGTCCAGTGCCAGCTCCACAGGCAGATCTACCTGGTCACCCTGCCACAACACCTGAATCATCTCTATCAGCGCCTCTCTTGATGGCTCGCGCTTCTCAACCAGCAGCTGCATAACCGCTATCCCGATAACCTGCGCTATCTGCGGGTGCATTTCTGCGAAAACTCATCCTCCTTCGACATGGCGCTACCCTCTTTGGCGTTTTTTTGAGCATAACAGCACAATAGGAAAAAATAAATTCATTTAGCTATCAGTGATTTGATAGCAATAGCTATCAAATAATATCAATACGTATTGCTATGGTTAATACTCATTGCTATTATCAATCCATCCAAACAACACCGGCAACGCCGGACGTAAGTCAAACGCTCAGCTGGCCGGCTTTAAGGCAAAGGTGAAGAGATGACCGCAAAAAAATATGCCCTTGAGTGCAATTCCGAGTATCTCCGGTACCGCGAGAAATGCCGCAATACTCGCCGAGGTGATGGGGTTCATGACCTGTGGGTTAAGTTGGCATGGCTTAATCGTCGTGACGCAAGGGCGTGGGCTTCTCAGGCTGCATGAGATTAATTTTCGAGGTACTGAAGAATGATCCGAGAACACGAAGTACCTGCATGGCACCGGTTCTGCTTAAAGGTTGCTCTGCTTGTGATTGCGGTTGCATGGGTAAGCTTTGAATTTTGCTGGGGTGTCGCATGAGCAAACAAGGCATTCGTTCACTGATTTACTGCCTGCTGATCTGCGGTGTTATCTGGTCGGCAGTGGTTATTAAAATTCTGCACGTTACGGGGGTGTTCAATGGCTAACTCAATTCCTAACAACGGACGCGCCGTGATGATGCGCAATCGCCGCACCGGCGCCGCCTGGCTGGTCAGCTTTGACTATCGAGACGGCAGCTACTGGCATGAGCCGCAGGGAAATCTGCGCCACATCCGCCGGCCATACGCTTCACGCAGCATTGAGCCGAACCTGGTACCAGCCGGGACGCATTAACCGCGCATATCAGCGCACGAATTTAACTGAGCTATCAGGCAGCCATTACGGTGCCGGGATTCTTACAACCAAATTTCAGGAGCGAGCTATGAACGCATACCGCGCATACGACGCTATCGAAGAACGGAAATGGACTGAGCAGTCGCTCACCGAAGAGAAGCAAAAGTGGATTGACGATCGGGCGCAGGAAATTATCGACGCCCTGCCGAAAGAGCCGTCAGGCCTGTTCCGCTTCTCTGTACCGATGGACAAAAGCCCATACGAAGGCCTCCGCAGTGATGCAGCTGGGGAGGTATATAACAATCTCATCTCGGCAGTAGCTTACGCCCAGGCGGAATACGACTGGGATCACCGCACCGGCTGCCCGTTTTAACTTTGGGGAATAGCAATGGCTAACGAACTTGTGATTACAGCCAACTCTCTTGCTGAGCGAGGCATTGACGGCGCTACCTGGAGCGCCCTCAAAAACAGTATTTACCCTGGCGCCAAGGATGAGTCTGTGATGATGGCACTGGACTACTGCCGGGCCAGAAACCTCGATCCTCTTCTGAAGCCAGTTCATCTGGTGCCAATGAGCGTTAAGGACTCGAAGTCGGGTAAAAGCGAGTGGCGCGATGTGGTTATGCCTGGTATCGGGCTTTATCGGATTCAGGCCGATCGCTCCGGTGATTACGCTGGCGCAAAAGAACCAGAGTTCGGCCCGGACGTCACTCTGACGCTTACCGGTATTGAAGTGACCGTACCTCAATGGTGCAAGTACACGGTCAGCAAGCGCATGCCAAGCGGGGAAATCGTCGAATTCAGCGCGAAAGAATACTGGGTTGAGAACTATGCCACCGCCGGCCGCGACACTACCGCGCCAAACGCAATGTGGAAAAAGCGCCCTTACGGCCAGTTGGCGAAGTGTGCCGAGGCTCAGGCTCTGCGTAAGGCGTGGCCTGAAATTGGACAGCAGCCCACCGCCGAAGAGATGGAAGGTAAAACGCTGGAAGTGGATGCGCGTGACGTAACGCCGCGAACCACGACAGAGGCGCTCCCCATGGTGGCCAGTGAGGAAACGTTGCAGGCAATTACCGACCTCCTGACGTCCCTGAATAAGGACTGGGAGCAGGACTTCCTGCCTCTGTGCAGCAACATCTTTAAGCGTGACATTTTCCAGGCATCACAGCTCACCGAAGAAGAAGCGCAGAAAGGCTTTAGCTTCCTCCAGAAAAAAGCGCAGGTGGCAGCATGACCGGAAAAACTGTTGAAGTGACCTGCAAGTGCTGCCCGGACAAATTCCTTGCCCGAGTTGCTGACAGAAAAAGAGGCTGGGCGCAGTTTTGCAGTAAGTCATGCGCAGCTTATTGGAAGCAATATGGCCGTCGTAGAGGCCATCAATCATTAGAGATGCGTCAGGCGGCCATTGACAGAAATTCAATTGAGCGACTTCAGCGCGATAAACATGGGCGAGATTCATCTAGCGGTTTTGTTTATGTAGGTGGATTTGGGCCATGGGATGACCATAAGGACTGCTGACATGACACCAGAAATTATCCTCGATCGAACTGGCATTGACGTTACCCGCGTTGAACAGGGAGATGAATCCTGGCACCGCTTACGCCTCGGAGTGATCACTGCCTCGGAAGTTCACAACGTCATTTCTAAGCCCAAGTCGGGTAAGAAATGGACTGATATGAAGATGTCCTACTTCCTTACGCTCCTTGCCGAAGTGTGCACCGGCGTGGCGCCGGAAGTTAACGCCAAGGCGCTGGCCTGGGGAAAACAGTATGAGGCCGACGCTCGCACCCTGTTTGAGTTCACCACCGACGTGCAGGTAACCGAGTCGCCGATCCTTTTCCGTGACAAAGGTATGCGCACCGCCTGCTCACCAGACGGCCTGTGCAGTGATGGCCGCGGCCTTGAGCTGAAGTGCCCTTTCACCTCTCGCGACTTCATGAAATTCCGGCTTGGCGGCTTCGAGGCTATCAAATCCGCCTACATGGCCCAGGTGCAATTCAGCATGTGGGTAACCGGTAAGGATGCCTGGTATTTCGCGAATTATGACCCTCGCATGAAGCGAGAAGGCATTCACCATGTCGTTGTTGAGCGCGACGACAAATACATGTCCGACTTCAACGAAATGGTGCCGGAGTTCATCAGCAAGATGGATGAATCGCTGGAGGAGATCGGCTTTACCTTCGGGGAGCAGTGGAAATGAAACATTACCGCGACGCCATAACCGTAGGGAAAGTGAAGTGCATGTACTCCGTCCTTCATCGTGGCTGGCTAATGCCATCTGGTGAAGTGGTAAGAAACCCGTTAAAGGCTCAGCGGCTGGCTGAAGAGCTGGACACGAAAAGAGGTGCGCAATGAACCGCTACTCACTTATCTATGCTGACCCGGCCTGGTCTTACGGGAACACGATAAGCAACGGCGCCGCCGTCGATCACTACCCCACCATGAGCTTGCTCGATATGAAGCGGCTCCCGGTATGGGAGCTCGCCGCAGATAACGCCGTGTTGGCGATGTGGTACACCGGCACTCACAACCAGGAGGCGATCGAGCTGGCCGAGGCTTGGGGCTTTACGGTGCGCACGATGAAGGGATTCACCTGGGTGAAGTTGAATCAGCTGGCCGAGCTGCGCATTACCAAGGCTCTGGCAGAGGGAGAGGTTGCAGATTTTTACGACTTCCTCGACCTGCTGAATGGCGAGACACGCATGAACGGTGGCAACCACACCCGCGCCAATACCGAAGACGTGCTGATCGCCACACGCGGCGCCGGGCTGGAACGCAAGCACGCCGGCATTAAGCAGGTGGTCTACAGCCCACTCGGCGCGCACAGCGAGAAACCGTGGGAAGTTCGGCACCGCCTGGAACTGCTCTACGGCGACGTGCCGCGGATTGAGTTATTCAGCCGCAGCGCAGCGCCAGGCTGGAGCCACTGGGGCAACCAGTGCGCCACCGCTTCCGTTGAGCTGATACCTGGCTGCGCCATCGACGTTGTTAAGACGGAGGCAGCATGAGCAAAGGAACCATTATCTGCCTGTGCGATTTCACTGGCGTCATGGCTGAGCCATGGGTCGAAGCAGGTTATCGTGCCGTTCTGGTGGACCCGCAGCACCTTGAGACTTCGATCGACGGTCCCATTGAGCGCATATCGGCAACCATCCTTGATGCTATGCCGCGGCTTTCTCAAATTATTCGCACCGAGAACATCGTTATGGTCATTGGTTTTCCGCCGTGCACTCACGTTGCGGTATCGGGCTCCCGTTGGTTCGAGGCTAAACGAGCCAAAGACCCACATTTCCAGGCCAAGGCCGCACTGGTCGCTGAGCAATGCCGCATGATTGGAATGGTGGCAGGTTGTCCGTGGGCATTCGAAAACCCGGTGAGTGTGTTCAGCAGCATCTTTGGCTCGGCCGATTACACGTTCCATCCGTACCAGTTCACTGGGCTGTGCGCTGATGACAACTACACGAAGCAGACATGCCTCTGGACGGGTAACGGCTTCAAGGCGCCGGCAGAAAATATGCACCCGATGGTTGAAGCGGCTATCGACGCCGTGAAGCTGGCCTGCGGCCGCATGGTGCCGAAGAAAAAGGCGATCGAAGCCATATCCGGAACGTCCTTTGCCGGATTGGTGACTGACTGGTATCCGGACAACCGAATTCACGAATGTCCGCCCAGCGACGAGCGCGCCAACATTCGCAGCGCTACTCCCCTGGGATTTGCAAAGGCCGTTTTCCTTTCGAATGAACCCCACCTCAACAAGAAGCGGGAGGCAGCATGACGCCAGAAGAAAAAGAAAACGCTCTCCGCGCCCAGGCTCGTCGCTGCGCAGAAGAGATAACCAAAGCGATGAGCGTAAAGCCTAAACCGAAGTGGAACGCTGTATGCCCCCCCATCCTTCGCAAGCACTACGAGAAGGTAAAGCCGATGGGTGTCAGCCTGGTGAAATTTGTCAGTGTTATTGGCCGCATGAATGGGCGGTATGGAGTGGAATCATGAAGCTGAAAATGTATACCCCATCCGGGTCTGTGATCGTCGAAACCAACGACGTCGCGCAGTTTTACCCAGAAGCTGAAAGCGGCGGAGAGCTGACCACAATCGAACTGGTTTCGCCAGCCGGCGACCATGGGAAGGTGGCAGTAAAACATAGCTTCCACCAGGTGACTAGCGCTCTTGCCACGGCCTGGAAAATGGATGAAGACAAGGCAGGTGCAGCATGAAATTCTCCAAATTCACTGAGTTGGTAGTACGCATCTTGTCAAACACAACTACGCAGCGTCGCGACCCGGAGATTACCATCGTCGTCCACTCACCTGGCAGCATCGGGCCGTCGCCATCCGTCGAGGTCGAGGCTATTCACGCAGGCTTCGACTGGGATGCGGGACAGGTGATGATCTACCCGGCTCAACCTCTGACGGTGCTAACTCCTGAGCAGGTAGCGGAAATCAGCAAGAGCGTTCGAAAAGGCCAGAGCTGGCACGCATACGAGGCTTACAAGAAGCACAAATCGCAGCTGGAAAACGCTGCGCTTGAGCATGCGAAAGTCGCCGGGCAGCGCGACGAGCTGCTGGCAGCACTCGAAGAAATGACCGATATCGTTAGCAAACATACCTACCCACAACCAGATAAACCTAACTCTACGTGGGGTCGATTAGAGGCTGCCAAAGAAGTTATTTCCCGGACAAAAGGCGGTGAAGTATGAGCGCAGAAATCATCGATCAGGCCAACGAGCTGGCAGAGCGCCGGTTGGAAATGACCATCCAGAACATGCGCATCAACCATGCGGCGATATCAGCTACTCACTGCCGCGACTGCGGGGAAGAGATCCCCGATCGGCGCCGGGAACTGGTGGCGGGTTGTCAGCGCTGTGCTGACTGTCAGGAAGAGTTTGAAGAACGTGGTAAGCATTTGGCTGTAACGAGAGGTGGAAGATGAAACATGAGATGCAACCAGATAGCCTTGTTGATCTGAAATTCATCATGGCGGATACTGGCTTTGGAAAAACCTTCATTTATGACCGGATTAAGTCCGGCGATCTCCCCAAGGCCAAACTCATCCACGGCAGAGCGAGGTGGTTATATAGTGACCACTGCAAGTTCAGAGAAAAGCTCCTGTCCCGCTCCGATGGGTAA